TGAACACCAATTTCCGTTTCTTGACGGGAGTAAACAATACGTCTGAAACATACTGGGGAGTCGCTTTTTACAATTCTGGACAGAGTAAGACGTTTACGGTGTTGTTCGGTATCGGAGGGAGTTCTATTCCAGTCGGTATGTACCAAAAAGCCGGTAATGTGACTACACAAAAATCAGTGGACAGTGAGTTCATTCAGGATGTGCTGTCGACGTGGACTAAATCGTGGTCACTGAACCGTCAGGGAACAATTTATACGTCAGACGTAGTAGCGGGTGACTCCGAAAATCCTATAATTCCCGCTACTACATTCGCCCTGCCTAATGTATCTAATTCTAAATTGGACGCGCTTCTGAATCAGATTCTTTTTTGTATCGGCATTAGGGGCAGCAAAATCACCAGTAGAAATTTTCGCTTCGTTAATGCTACCTATCTGATTCCCGATACAACGAATAGACAATGCTACTGGGGTGTGGCGTGGTACAATAGCTACTATGGGAGAACCTATTGCTTGCTGGTGAATACGGAAAGAGCAGAGTCCCAGAATATCCAGATTTTTCAGAAACAGGGCGCTGTATTGTACGATGATGCCAGCGATGATCAATTTGTTCAGAAAGTGCTCTCTCTTAATACATGGTCTCGGGTATTCAGTTTCGGGGGTACTTTACCTGCACAAAACGTAGTCGTAACTACTCCGACATTGTACGACGAGAACTCTGCACCAACAGTATATCCACAAGATCAGAACAATCTGCAACAATTAATTCAGTGGATACTGTATACATTAGGAGTAAGGTCTGACGTCAATGGGTTAGGACGAACCATGTTTATTGTTCACGGCAATGGTAACATTGGCATAATAACGTTGGCTGCCCAGAATACTAATAAGTATTACGCGCTTATATTCGGAGACGGGGAGTACCTGCACTCGTATAGTATCGAATCGACGGTAGTCGCAGAGTGGGCAGCTAATAACTCTTCTGATGTCGAGATTCTAAGTTCCATCTTGGAAAATGGAACCTCAATGGGTTCTATTCCGTTCGATATGAGTGTATTCGCTACGAAGTCATACGTGAAGCCGCATGACGGTATACTGACTACGTTTCCTTCTGGTGCGAGACTTATTATTCCGGGTGAGAATCTAACTACCAACGTAACATCTGGAACACTGACAGTTAAGGTTCCTGATCTGCTTACCACTGCTGTGGATAGCGGCCCGTTCAGAGATGCCATTATAGATGTACCCTACTCTGTAAACGTCGTGTTTCAGAATCAGGACGGTATCGTATACAAAGCCGACAACGTAGACGGATTTACTGCTACATCTGGTAGAAAAGTGTATACGATACATTTTGTCCCTACGACAACCTCCATGACCAGCATAACGTTCAGAGCTTTCGTTAACGTGGCAAATTATAAGTAAAATGCTTACTACGGCTTTCTTCTCTCAGAATAAACGGGTGTCTACACCCGCGACTAAGAATATTACCTATCGGTTCGAGAATGCTTCTGGAATGAACATTACGATCATCCAGAGTAACCCCGAGAACCCGATAACTTCGCGACAGGTAGCGGTGTCGTCTGGCTGGACTTCGCACGAAATGTCCTCGCGGTTGTCTGCTGAGGGAAACATATCGCTGTTGTTGTCGGTTCAGTCAGAGTGCAATTGGATGCTCCGCATACGAGTGTACCTACAAAAATCTGGCAGCTCTACGAAGACATTCCTCGGTGGACTGAATGTCGATAAAAGTCACTATGGGGAGAGCACTCTTACAGGTACTACGATGGTAAACTTCGGGGATACGATCATCTACGAGATTACCCAGAATGTAGGCGTTATGACATCCTCTGCGGTGTCTGGAAAGTTCCCGGAAGGCGGTGTGGATAATCCGTGGACTATTGGTATAGAGAACTTGTACAACACTAACTACGTGGGCGCCACTCTGTCGTATAGACAGCCCTATGTGTATTCGCTGAACTTGCCGGGAAAGAATACTACGAGTATCACGTTGGAGAACTGTAATGCGTTAATCGACATATACCAGAACTACAAGGGAAGAGTGGCTTCGGTTAACTGTATGCACTCCGTCGCAAAGAATATCGGTTCCTACATCTTGAATGTGGGATCATACAGCACTTCGTTCTCACTGTTTATGCAATACGTTACGGAGGCGAGCGTAACGCCTCCTACACCTTCGAAGCAATCTATATCATTTACAGTAGGTGTTACGGCTCATCCCGGAATGTCTGAGGTTACCATAAGTATCTGGAACAAGGCTAAGACGAAACGTCTCGCAGTAGCTTCATTCGAAAGTTCTGATCTTGAAACGGGGGCTTCGCGGTTGCTCAGTAATATCCCTAACGAAGATAACGGTTTTTACTTTTTGGATATTACCGGAAGCATCGTGCGTAGTGAGGAATTCGTATTCTACAACGGAGGCACCTTCTTGTTCTAACTCTGAGGAGGCGAAAGCCCTTAACATATCGTTCCGTTTTCGAAGGGTGCCTCCGAGAAAGAGGCACCCATTTTCATTCCGGCCGTTTGGAAATTAAATCGCTTTTGTCTATATTTGTTCAACACCAATACGAAACAGCCTATGGACGACAAGACCAGATTCGGTATCTTATCCAAGTATGGACGGATGCCTTCGACCGAAAATTCTGCAAAGCAGAAACCTGTGGGGTATCGATTAGTCGCTGTTACCGGTACCCGTGAGGAAGTAGTACAGTCGGCTTTGCCGCATCAATACGGATTACTGGTGTATAAGAAGAAAGAGCTTATGCGACAGTCTTGCTACGCCAGTGGTCAGGTACGTCTGAAAATAACACCATACTACAATTGAATACGTGTACGAACGCCCCCGATTATGCCAGCGGGGAGGACATAAAGCAGGTGCTCAAATCCGAGTACCGGTATTTCGGGACGATCGATGATGTCATGGAGTACATTGCCGAGCGAAAGGAGTTCGAGCGAAAATTGATGAAGAAGTCCTATCGGTTTCCCCACTTACACGGGATCATCTCCGATGACTATTTCAACGAGGACAAATAATCCGAGGGTGAGGAAGAAAACGAGCCAGTTTAGCACTATTTAGCTACTATCTGCAAGACCCCCAAGCGGCTATTGGATGTTATGTAATCGTCCGGTACCCTTGGATTTATCGACTAAATTCTCTATCTTTGACACATGGATATACGAATCAGGGAGGGGTTGTACCTCCGAAATATAGAAACCGAGACGGAAACTACCATTCGTCCCGCGACGATCGGAGTAGAGACGAAAGGAATCGTTTGGTTTCACGACGTGTCCAAGACGGTCAAAGTCGGATTCAGTAAAGACTATTGTAAGGAGGATAAAATGCTGTTTTCGGTTATTCCCACGATAGAGGACAGGGAAGTGTCCGCGAAGCAGGTATCCATGATCCTTAGAAAATCTCTGCAAGGAAAAGACGTCGACGTCGATTCTATTGTAGAACAAATATACGCATTATGAATCTTAGAGGTAAGGTAAATGTGTGGGTTGAATCCTTGAAAGGGTTCGACTTGTTGAAAGGAAATCGCTGGGAGGGTATGCTCGCTACGTTCGCTATATCGTTCATTTGGGGCGTATGCTCAGGTATATCGTTTTGTGTGGGATACCAATTCAGGAATTACCTTCTGTGTAAACAGGTAAACTGGTACGACCTATACGCACAGGCGATAGGATGTGCCGCAGCATTCGTTCTGGTAAACGGAATCCTTCTCGCAGTTAAGATATTGGTCTGACCGGAGATAACAGGTGCATTTGAGTTACAGCGTTTTTCATTCATGGGAATTTTTCGAGGGTGCCGCCTATTGTGAAATCCGCGGTATCCGAATCTCCGGTCTTTATTGAGTTATGGTGTAATGGTAACACGTCAGATTTTGGTTCTGAAATTTTAGGTTCGAGTCCTGATAGCTCAACGAATTCCTCGGCAGCTCGCCCGCCCGGCATTATGGGAACACCAATAGGAGCGGAGGAACTAAAGTCTTGCAACAGGCTTAGTGTGTTAGGTTTCTGCGATGACACACCTGCAAGAGGGACACCCACCCAGTATACCTCGCAGTGTAGGGCAGAATAGATGGACGGTTGCACAGTCCTACCAGTATCTCGAATGGCTCTCACCCGGGACTGGCGATTACTAACTCAGGGTTAGATGTTTAGTAGTTGAACGGTGGAGCCAATACTCGCGGTAGCTCAGTTGAATAGAGCAAGGCTTTCCTAAAGCAGAGGTCGGAGGTTTGAATCCTTCCCGCGGGACAGATACCGAACTTCAGAGACAGTCGTCGGTGAAAACTAAGTTCTCTGATAAAGACTACGGAGATTAAACAAAAGCTCTTACGGTCTATTATAGGTTAGCCAGTGCTATGGTAATGCTCTTACAAGGTGTTGAGGTGGCCGGAGAAAGTAGCACAACCTCTCTTAGTGTGTTAGTTCAGTGGTAGAATCCCAGCTTGTCACGCTGGTGGTCATGGGTTCGAACCCCATACACACTGCATCCATTGCCGAAGGGGACCCAGAACGAATTCGGATGAAAGTTAGAATCTCCTCTGATTCCGTAGGAGACTGAGGTTTGGAATAAACGGGAAGAGGGAACACTCAATTGTTAGTTGCAAATATGACCATTGGGAGAGTTTGCTATCTGTGTAAAGACGTCTGCTGTAAGCATGACTAAATACTTATTTGGGCATTTAGCTCAGTTGGTAGAGCACTTGATTTGTAATCAGGCGGTCGTGGGTTCGAGTCCCGATAGCTTGACTATTTTCAAGAGCCACTGTATTCACTAAACAGACATATTATGGACAAATCGTATGCTACACCCGAACTCGCCAAGATGGCTATGTATTGGGGTTTTGACAGACCGTGTTCCGCAGGGGTAACTGTAAAAGCTCCTGTTTTGTATGCTGAGAGGGAGACCCTCGACAGTGTTCCAGACGGGGTTATCCCGATTCCTACGTTGGAACAAATTCAACGTTGGCTTCGGGAGGAAAAGAAAGTGAACGTGTACTGTGCACCCATACTAACCGACCCTCATGGGACGTGGGCGTGGATGGCTTGTATCAATGATGAAGCCGTTACTGATTCGGTGTCCATCGTTCGGGGTTATTACGTGGCTCTCAAAGTTGCTGCGTGTACACATACGCCGTTATTCGAAGAATACTACGATGCGCTATCCCACGGTATAGCCTTCCAATTCGGTATTTGGCGGTCTGAGAAACGGTAGCTATGCGTATCGCAGTCATAACGGCAGCCGGTCAAGGTACACGTGTGGGACACCCTCTGCCAAAGCAGTTCATCAAAGTAGGCGGCAGTACCATCGTGGAGTACTCCATAAAGAAGTTTCTCGAAATCGGGTATGATCGTGTAATAGTAACACTTCCGGCTAAGGGGTTCGCCACGTATCGTGACATGCTTACGGATGATCCGAGAGTGGACTATATACCGGGAGGTCTTACGGCGAATGAATCCCGTTACATCGGGGTATCTCACGCTGCGGGGTATATTCGCGGTGAAAACGCATTCGCGGTCGTTGCTGTGCACGATGGAGTACGCCCCTTGTTTTCCCCGGTTATTGCGATTAAATGCACGAGAATGTGCGAAAACGACACTAATCGTGCCGCGGTTATTCCCTACATCGAAACAGTTGAAACGATACGAAGACCCAACGGTCTGTATATACGACCGATGTACGAACGGGAGGTTCTGTGGAGGCTGCAAACTCCGATGGTGTTCGATCTTTCGAGATTGAACGAGGCATACGAGAGAGTAGTTCGTAATGGAACCTTCGAGGACTACCTGACCGCTTCGGATGTATACGAGGCGATGTATCACGATACACGTTTCGTAGAGTCTACGGCACGGAATTTCAAAATAACCACGGCGGACGATCTGTCTATGGCCCTAACATTGCTTACGAATTAGTAATATGGAGAAGCTAACGTTCCCCGCGAATTACTTCGAGGGAGAGATACGACACGGTTTTTTCGTATCGGAGAACCGAAAAAAATTGTGGGCTACGGAACTTGAACTGCTGCACAATCTCGCACGGATATGCAAGAAGCATGCTATACGGTGGTTTCTGGATGGCGGCAGTTTACTCGGTGCTGTAAGGCATGCCGGTTTTATTCCGTGGGACGACGATATAGATGTAGTCATGTTCAGAGAGGACTACGACGAGTTTATAAAGGTGTGTCTGTCGGAACTTCCAGAACCGCTATTCCTGCAAACGAACGAGACGGATCGGTCGATCTATTGTCACGCGAAACTCAGGAAGACTGACACTACATGTATTCTGCGTGGTGACGCGGAGGCGCATTTCCCGTTCAATCAAGGTATCTTCATCGATATTTTCCCGCTCGACAACGTACCAGAGGACGCTAAGGAACAGGATCGGTTCCTGTATCAATTGTCCCTAATCCAGATAGAGATGAAGATGCTCATGAACCGCTGGTGGAAGTTCTCTCGGGATGACTATCAAGAGCGCGGTCGTATAGACTACCTTAAACAGAAGTACGAGACGCTCCGAAAAACGTACAAATACGAGAGAACATCGGTTGCGGCTACCCTCGCATTTCCCGGGAACAAGAACAGTGTGAAACGAAAGGAGCATTATGAAATGGTGGAGTATCTTCCGTTCGAGAACATGCTGTGTCCGGTTCCGGGGTTGTATCAGGAAGCGCTCCGTCTTATCTACGGAGACGATTTCATGACACCTATAATGGGCGCAAGCCAACACGGGGAGCTACTGGTGAATTTCTCGGAATCCTATAAGACTAACCCTAAAACATACGATAGACTGTAATGGGAAAAGTTTGCCTTGCGTGGGCCGAGAACGTATTGTTCGCCGATCTGGGACAGCCGCGGTGCGAAATTATGGATTCCTACCAGATAACGAGCGCGTATGATATGCGCCGTATCATAGAGGCGCTTCGAGAGAGTTCTTTAACATTCAATGCGGTATGGACACGAACGGATAAGTCACTGGTACGCGAGTGGAGGGCCAAGAACTTTCTGTACTCGCTCGGTCTGTTCCGATCGAAAACGCGGTCTGTTACGTTTCATGAGAAGCGAAGCTGGTACTGGATCATTTGCGATTCTGTATTATCGTCGCTATATTTGCATGCGTAGCTACGTGCGCAAAAACTTTTGTCGGTTCTTGTCCGCACAACAGAATCGAGGTCTTCATGTCATCGGGTGTTACGGGTTTATGTGGTGCGGCTAAGTTCCCGTATTCTTAACTTGCCCCGATATGAAGAATGAAATTTTGGAAAAATTCCGAAGGCGTTTCCCCAATGAAAGAGCCTGCCGAAAATATCTTATCGATGAAGTGTGGAAGGGGAAGGTAACCTGCCCTTACTGCGGGAACGACAGAAAAGTTTATCGTTACACAAACGGACAATTCCGATGTGCCGAATGCCGAAAGTTGTTCAGGATATTAACCGGAACGGTGTATTCCGGTATACGGTTGCCGTTGCGAAAGATATTCATGGCGATGTACGTGTTGTCCGTAAAAACGGATATGTCTGCACGTGCGTTGGCATTCATGATCGAGGTAGATAGAAGGAGCGCCGGTAAACTGCGCCGAAAATTCAATGAACTATACAACCATGAAGGAAATAACGAAAGACGAGTTCTACAAGATCATTAAGGATAACCAGCTCGACGTGGTGGTGTATCCTAAGACGAATGAACCGGGACATTGGTATCCTCACACTACGGAATTCAAATTCAGAAATGGTACTCTGTTTGGTAAAACGGTTGAGGAATACCACGACGGGAAGCATTATCCCGTGGTTACGAAATACTATGTACAATCATAGACTAACTACACAATCTTATGAAAGCGCTTTTTGAAAGACGGGTTAACTACGTTAAAACTCCCCACAATTACGGGGTGGCGGTGATAACGATCTATTTCCTCTGGATACCTATCTGGGCTACATCCAAGAGATTCATTTGGCCCGTCACTGACGAAGACCTTGCCGCTGCCCAACTGCCTCGCGATGATTATCAAAGGATCATTGTTAATCGCATGGTGCACACCCCCTTTAAACAGAGTATTTCAGTTAAAGACTGATAGACACTTTTGTATGAGAGTACAAGTGAAAATGGTAGTATTCGCTACCGACAAAAACAAATGGGGAAGCGCTTATTGCAGTTATTGCCCAGCTACGAGGTACTTCTTCGGTAGGAGCGATACAATAGAGGAAACCGTGGCTGACGTACAAAGTCACTTGTTCGGTCTTCTATGTCGTAGGTTTATCTGGGGTAACCTTGTGCACGCGGGGTGGGTGATTACAGATACCTCTGTGGTACCTCCCGTTTTTACAGATGAAGAAGTAATTAATCTCGCTGAAAAGTCCTACGAAATGACCATATCGGAACCTCTTATCGTAGAATTGGACGTTGAGGTTCCGAATGTATTAAAACCTTCTTATGCAAAAACAAGTAACAAGCATCGAACAGTCGAAGTGGCTTCTGGAACTGGGTGTCCCCGATGACAGAGCGGGCATGGTATGGGTGCCTAACTGGACGTTCGATGAACGGACGAGACAGTTCAAACCTACCGGCGATTACAACGTATGCTTCCGATATGCGGCATACAAAGTCATGGACGAGGAACTGATTCCCGCTTTTACGGTTGAGGATTTGTTACAAATGCTCCCTAAGATACTCCACGATAATCGTGGAAACGAGCTACCCATTAACGTGACCACATCCACAGGTTCCAATTGGTGCTTGTTTTATGGGAACTGCTACGGGCATGCTTGGTGGAAAGATTCTGATTTTCTCGTAGACTTACTGATCGAGGCTATTGAATGGCTGGTAACGAATGGGTATCCATTAAATGCGTGACAAGATGGCTTTCTTTATTACAGAACCTTTACGAGGCAGCAATGATGTAGTTGTATCGGTCTACAAAAATACGGGAGACTACGTTGGAAATATAGTTGTTGATCGAGATAAGTGGAGGATGTCGTCCGACGATAAGAGGGATGCCATCATTCAAAGATGCCTCGGTAGTAAGAGATGAAGTTGTTGAAATAGCGAGATTCTGACAAAATCTCGAAATAATTACAGATATGACATTGAATGAGTATCAAGAGCAGGCGATGACGACCTGCATGGAGAGTTGCAAGAATGACACCTACATGTTGTTCGGTCTTATGGCAGAAGCGGGGGAGGTTGCTGACAAAATCGCAAAGTGGAAACGGAAAGGGATCATCCGTATGGATGGTGACAGAGTTGTCTTTTCTGCGCCTCCGAAAGATGCGGGGTATCTTGTTGAGGAACTAATGTACGAAGTTGGCGACATCATGTGGTTCTGCGCTGGTCTTGCCAGACAGTTTGGTTGGAGCTTGGAGAATGTGTGCTGGGCCAACCTCAACAAACTTTCCAGCCGACAGGAACGCGGTGTTATCGAGGGTGACGGAGATAACCGGTAAAATAAATGTGAACATGAAAGACATTAAATGTGTTGAAGGAAACTTGGAGATAGCCGGTATCCCTGACCCCCTCGTTGATGTTCTGGACGGCTTTTTCTGTGTCGATTGCGTTAAGACACTTCGTGAGTGTGAGTAACAAATAGTCGCGAGGAATACAACGAGTGTAGGAACTTCGAAAAAATTGCGTATATTTGGACAACCAATGATCGTACTATGGCACTTGATCCGAACAAAACAGACGCAATTTTAGGAGAAGATATTAAGGAACTCCTTACTGATGCAGGTGTGGAAACCCCGATACTGGGTTCCGCATTATCCGACCAGAGCAAGATAGACGAAATTCGCGACGACTTCATGCATATCATGCAGACGTTGGGCCTCGATATGACCGATGATTCCCTGAAAGATACCCCCGGGCGTATCGCTAAGATGTTCGTCCGGGAAATCTTCTGGGGTCTCGATTATCGGAATTTCCCCAAATGTACGACGATTGAGAATAAAATGACCTACGATTCTATGATCGTCGAACGGAATATCAAGGTTACGTCTAATTGCGAACATCACTTCGTTCCGATTATAGGGTCGGCTACTGTGGCGTATATACCGAATGATCGGATTCTGGGTTTGTCGAAGTTGAACAGAGTGGTAGAGTTCTTTTCGCGTCGCCCGCAGGTTCAGGAACGTCTCACCGAGCAAATCCATTTGGCGCTGACACATATTCTCAATACGGAGAGTGTGGCGGTGGTAGTTAAGGCGGAGCATCTTTGTGTAAAATCCAGAGGTGTGGAGGACGTAAATTGCGATACGGTTACTTCCAAACTGGGGGGCGCCTTTATGCAAGGTACCACCCGCTCGGAATTCATGAATATGCTCTGGTAACATGGAGACAGAAAACATATTCGGCATAGAAGTATCCGAGGATGTGTTTACCACGGAATTTTCGTGTGACTACGACGTATGTAAGGGTGCGTGCTGTTATTCACCGCTTCCGTCCGGTTCGAAGGTTCACGCCGTAGGCGGTGGTCTCACGAAAGACGAGTATGAGGAGATGCTCGACCGAAAGAAAGACATCGCGCAGTACGTCGCACCGGAGATGGCAAAGAAATTCCACCGTTGCCCTATGTGTCAGTGGAATACCGAGGAAGGTGTCACCGAATACGCGGTGGAAACATACAAAGGAGTGGTGTGCCTGCTGTCCCGTATGGACAGGGGATGCTGTGCGATAGAAGCTATGCACGAGGACGGTAAGGGGTTATCCTTTGCGATTCCGGTAAACTGTTCGCTTTACCCGCTCGTGTATGACCCCGGAAAGAAACGACTGTACGTGTCCCATCTGTGGGATGAACAGTGCGGTGCGGCATACGAAAAGGGACGCAGAGAACATGTAAGAGTGTATGAATTCGTGAAGGATTCTATCCTAAGATTGTTCGGTGAACCTTTCTATGAGAAACTGTGTGAACGCGCAAAAGAGTACGAGAAATGATTACGCAATGTATTTCCATAGCGGACGTGACTATCTGGCTGACGTGTGCGGTGGTACTCGTAACGGAGATAGTCGTCGTATGGCTGAACAAGAGATACTCGAAACTTCGTAAAACGAAAGACAGCGAGTATTTCACCGACTACACGCATGGGAAGCTGACGATGCGTGTATACAAAAATGAATTCGAATTTCAGGCGAAAAAGGACATTCCCTCCGGTAAGATAGTCGACGGGGGTGTCCTTTCCGCCTTTTACATGTGGGTTTTATTTGAGGAGTAACTATGGCTATTATCAATGAAGGGACGATCGCCAAACTGAGACGTTTGGCTGCGTCATGGCAGGTGTTCAACATTAAGATGCACCAGTATCACTACAACGTAGTGGGTGAGACGTTCGACGAACTGCACAGACTTTTCAAGGAGCTTTATGAGGAGGCGGACGCACACTACGATGCCGTAGCAGAACGTCTGCGGCAGATCGGTGAACGTGTCGTGTTCTCGTGCGCTGAACTTGCCGAGCAAAGTGCCGTGAACGACGAGAACAACGCGAATACGCCGCAGGAAATGCTGCGCGGTACGATCGATGCCTTTGCTGCGTTATCGTCGTTACAAACGGAAATTTGGTTTGAGAGCGACGATCAAAAGGACATCGTGACGAACGACCTTATGGTGCAGCTCAACAAGGCGGTCGAATTCAAGAACTGGATGGTGTCCGCCCAGTTGGGACGTGAAGTCGAACCCGTAAAGTAATCGATCATGAGCAAGAAAGTATTGATCTGGGTAGGGGTCGTTATCCTTGCCCTCGTCATTGCGGTAGTGGTGTGGAATATCCTGCCCACGCAATTCCGCATTGTGTCCACGATCTCGTGGGTTATCGGTGCCGCCGTAGGTGCCTTTGGTATGTACAAGGGCTACAAGTGGTGGCTTGCGAACGTGAAGAACGATGGGACGGTATCGTAACAAACAGGTACTCGTAGAGGCCGTACAATACGACGGCTATCATACGGGGGAACTGCACGAGTTGTGCGGTGACAAATTTATGGAACCCGTAGAGAGCGGGCACGCACCTTTCGTCCGTACCATAGAAGGGGACGTGACCGTTTATGAATGGGACTACGTGGTGAAGTATGCCAACGGAGACCTCTGTGTCATGAGGGCTGACGAATTCGAGAAAACTTTTTCGGAGGTGGGCTTCGAAGTGGGTCTCGACTTCTCGGAGGCTTTGCGAATACTCAAAGACGGAGGTTGTATCGGTAGAGGGTGCTGGTTCGATCCCGATTTATTCGTGTTCAAACAGGTTCCGGCGGAAATACCCCCCGAGATCGTGCAGAAGATGCAGTCACTTCCTGAGAGAGCCAAAGAGGCAGTTGCCCAGTACGAGATGCCTCTGCGGTATGTGGATCAATGCTGCATCTGTAACCGAAAGACGGGTAAAGTAACTTCTTGGACACCTTCATGTGAGGACATCTTCGCGGAGGATTGGTATCGTGTGAAATGAAAACACTGAAAGCAATAGCGTATGCTCTGTTATACGTCTGGCAGTTACCCCAAAACCTCGTGGGATTATTCCTGCTCCTATACTACCGTAAAGAGTGCAAGGTACACGAGGAAGACGGAACCGTGTTCTATATCGTACCGTCTGTACGAGGAGGCTTTTCTATGGGAAGATACATATTCCTGTCGAAACGCTCCCTGCTACGGGAACCGGTGTACGACCATGAATACGGACACACACGACAGTCGAGATATTTGGGCCCGCTCTACCTCTTGGTAATAGGTCTGTGCAGTGGTATTCATTGCATGCTGTACGACGGAAAGGGCGGTTACTACGACTTCTGGACTGAACGGTGGGCGAACAAACTCGGTGGAATACCGGGATATGCCGGTGAGGGGAAATACCATGAGGAAGGGTACATCCATGCGGTCTACGAAAAACTGGCCGCTATGGCCTACCGATTCAAGTAGTAGATCGAATTAGTCTTACAGGAGGTGCTTCGTGATCGGGGCGCCTCTTTTATTTTAGGTGGTTGCGGAAGTAACTTGCATTTCGTATATTTGCTGTAAACCCGTGAAAAATGACGATCGAAAACATTAACACCCACAAGGAACTCGAACAAGTTATCGAGTACGCGGTGAGCAAAGCGAAATGTGTACAGATACAACATCGTGTCGTAGGATATGCTGTAAGTTCTACTGCATTCTACACGTATGTAGGTTATCCGTGTCACGTGAATATCGTGGCGGGAAGAATAGCTTACATCGTGGAAGGTGCATACTGTACGACGTATTTCGGGAAGAACGTGTTCCCGTATGAGGAATTCGAGGAATTGCTGTTATGAGTGACGCACTGAATGAGCTTCTTATCATAGGGCCACTGGTCGCGAAGGTACAAGTGGCCGACATATTGGACTGGGTGTCCCCGTTATTCTCCAATGTTACATACAGAGACGGGAAACACAACGATCTGTTCATATCCACGTATGCGTATAGAAGTTTGGACAGACTTCTTTCGGTGTCCTTCCCTACGGATACTTCGTATTTCGTCATTGCCGAACGCGGGACGCTTATCGGTGGTATTCTATTGGAGGGAACCAGATTCAAAGGTAAGAAGGTGATGAGTTACGATGATTGGTTAGACATACTTAAATGCAGAGACATACTAAGCATAAAGGAGTTCACCAGTCATAAGGTTACGATTAGAAACATACTCGAATGAAGCAGGCATTGTGTTTCCCTACACTGACCAGTGAAAAAGCGAAGAAGGTTTTGAATTGGTTGATTTACGGCGAATTTACGTTAGGCTTCTATATGTACGATATATGTCGCGTAGGAACTTTCGCGGGCAGCATCGATAAAATGGATGCCTCCACGTATTCGATAGTCGTGCATAGCGGGGAGACAACAGTATTTGGTGATCTAAGCACCGTTATGGTTGAATTTGGGTGTGACAAGATCGTGTTCCTGACCTATGACGACTGGGAGGAACTATTTGACGGTATGAATCCAAGAGAGGTACTTGAATAAATGGAACCGACGCTATGATAACAAGTGGGGAGACCTACCTATGCGTAGGCCCTATTCCGGCTAAGATACAGGTATCTCACGTATTCAAGTGGGCCACCGACTATATTCACTAAGGTAACATATCAGAATGTTCACGGTGAGCGCCGCTATATAGATATGCGCGTATTTACCTTCGAGAATCTTTTGAAAGAGGACATACCGAAATTCCTGAGGTACGAAAACATCCCGTAGTGGAATACTTGACATGGTGACACGTAGACACTCGAAAAGAGCACTTAAATATATGTAAGCACCAAAATATATTTTTCGCGCGTAAAATCGCGGCTATATTGCGGCTACGAACATGCGCAATCGTCCTAAATAACGCGATTACGTTATACGATAGATGATTGAGGCACGGTATACATGAAAGAGTGCCTGTGCAAGTGCCGGAAGAAGGGGTGAAAATGCGGTTCCGTATGATACGGATGCGGAATGCGCGTGTGAACGGATGCGCGGAATGACGGATTCCCCGTAATATACATATAAGTGTATATAAGCGCACAACTATATAACTACGTGTGCGCGCAGATGCGCGGAATGATATTTATATAACAAGTATAACAGTATAACAATGTGCGTGAGTATGCGGAGAGGTGACTTACCTCGTCGAGGTATCTGTAACCACACACGCGCGGGTGTGATGTGTATACATCGAGGCGTATGTAACCATTGATCTGGGTGTAATGTATGCGTAATCGGTGTGTGTAGGCAGTCACTTGTGCAAGCAGTCACTTGTGCAAGCAGTCACTTGGGTAAGGGTCAGCTGTGGGTAAGGGTCAGCTGTGGGTAGCTGGGGTAGCCAGCTGGCTGTGCAGCGTAGCTGCGTAGTTACGTGCGTAGTTACTTATTACGGCCACGGGTAATTCTACGTGTAGATAATTACCGGCGCAATTTGCGCGTAGATAGTTACGTGTAATTACGCACAGATATACGCACAGTTATTACACGTAGATATGCACACGTAATTGTAATAATTATACGCGGCCAATTGCGCACACAGAACTGTATAATTACACACGAATAGCTACGCACGGTTACTACCGGCGTTATATATATATAGGTATGACACTACTTGTACATTTAACTAATTATGGCGAGTTCCGCAAATTAATTATGGGAACCAATTTGCGTTCCGAACTCAATAAGGTTTATTACCGTGGGAAAGTATATACGTGCGAACAACTATCTACGCAGAAATTAGATTTCCCTCTGTACGCAAGAGTATACGATGATGAGCTTGTACTTTTGCGTACACTGCAAACTTATACGACGGCAATACCCGTAGATGATTACCTTGACTTATTCGCGTAATTAAGATTCAATGGGAATTCAGATACAACTGGATACGAATCACGATCTGGAAAATTTATGCACGTACATAATTAACCGCGGTACGAGTTACAGAGGTGCGAGAGTTATTTACTGGCTGTGTAGCTACTACACGTATGAGCAATTCATGTTACGTGTTAAGTCGGCGTTTCCTCTGTATGCGATAGTCACGGATACTGAGATACTGTTAACCGTGCGTTCGTTCTCTGACAGAGTAGCAATCTCTGCAAGCGATTATCTCGATCTATTTGCATGATTGTAGTGCGTACACGAAGGCTATTTTGGGCCTAAAATAGGGGTAAAATACCATAATTTAGCCTTATTTAGCGTAGTTGTGCGTAATTGCAAAATAGGAAATCACTGATAATCAGCGATATACTCAGTAACGCATACACGTAGAATAACTGATTTAGAATTTTCTGTATAGGGCAATCCCCCACGAGGCTTCCGTACACGCGATTCTCAGAGGGTTAAAATAGGCCAAAAATCGCTGTAACTCGCACAGCCATTGCACGATACGGCGAAAAATCGATGATAAAAATTTCGAGGATTCTGGAAATTCTGGAAGCGCTAATTAGCGTAATTACGGGTTATTTTACGCTAATTACGACTACACGTAAATAATTGCGCAGCTAATTACGCATGCAGTTGTACATGTAAAAGGTTGCGGGAACAAGTATGAATTACACGTATGAAGAATTTACTTGCACGATTAGGCGAGCAATACGCAGGTGTGAATATCTGCGTAACTATCGAAACGCACGCAGAACTCGAACGTATATTTAGAATTCTGCTCGATGGCATGGTTACTATCGTAGACGTATACTACGAGTTTGGAAGAGCTGTAAAATACGGCAGTAACTTTCTGCTCGATAACGCGGATATAGATTACCCGTGCGTAGTAGCTCTGCTCAATGGCGAGTTATCCCTGCACACACGGTATATTACGCCGGATTTCGGGAGTTTATCGTTGGCGGATTTTATAGAACTGTTTACATGATAATACGTGTAACTACACAAGAGGAACTGCGCGAAGTACTCGCTTATATGTGCATCTATCTCGGACAGACACAGGTAAGAATAGATTTGGACGACTCTACGGCCCCGTTACATACGTCGTACCTAAGAGTGAAAGTGGCGGATGGCGATTTTCCCGTAACCGTGGTATGTAATAAGGTGGCCGGGATACATATAACATCCAATGTAACCAATGTATGCATATTGTCTTATGAAGACTGGTTAGACGTGCAGCCGTAAAATGTAAACGGGTGGGGTCAAAGTAGGCGCTCACGTATGTAGCCATACGACGCGATGGCTTCGCAGAGGGGGAATTCTGCTAACACGCACGAGCAGAAAATGGCCCCCTCCCCTTAAACGGGGTGGAGGCCTGAGAGGGTTGCGGGTGGTCTGGTTAGATTACAGAGCAGATTTTCAAGAACGAGACATCAAAAATTACGGTTAAGTCATAGAGTTGGTTTCGTAGGTCAAGACATGCCCGTACTCGTTATGGTTAGGGTATGTCTTACTGCTGCTGCTGTATTATGCGACAGACTTGTATGTGCGCGACATGTATAGAAATCGACGTTTCGTATACACGACGTGCGGAATATGTATAGAAAACCCCCTGTTCGTATACATATTCCGCCGGTTGTTCCTATTTCGTTATAGTTTTCACGTACTTTTGACCAATTTTTAACGGCCTGAAATTGAGATAGTTACGAAAAAGTCCGTATATTTGTATAACGAAAAATCAATTAAAGTACGTGACCATGAAAACGAAACGAGTGGAGGCTTATATGAAAGCTCACAGGAAGAATGAATTCTACGCGAAACGTGTAAGGGGAGGCTACTATGCGGTGATCGATGGGTACGATATGTCGATGGAGTCTTTGGAGGTTTCCGAGGAAGCCGCTATCGCTCTTATTCACAAGCTTAATCAACTGAGAAACGAAAGAATACGCTGAGTTATGAAAGACGCATTGATATTATTCATCGGTGTAGCGATGATGTACAGTGACAATCTGGGAATTATTTTCTTGGGCGCCGTAGTTGTAACGATCGCTACGGTGCGAATTTTAGGTAAAGTGTTCGAGAAATGATACTGCATGTATTCGGGGAACCCGTTCACGTAGTGGATGATATTGCGGACGGAGTATATTCGCACGCACACGTAGTGGAGAGGCTTATTGCCGGCGGGGCAGGAGGTTATCCTGCGGTACATTATTTTATGGAGGCACCGGTGGAAACGGTGTGTATAGAAAACGGAAACATCTATGAAAATAACAACGATCGATAAGGGGACGGCTGAGGCGATAACCAGCAGGTTACACGATGCGGTGCGCGATGTGGCCGACAGTATGGGGGTTACGGTTTACGTCGAGAGGACGAAATTTTCTACTGTCGAAATGTCGGTGACGTTTTCGATCAAACTGCCCGCAGATAAGACTGAGTTTCCGCACTATGTGTACGACGGTTTCGCAGAGAGGGAGGGTGTGGAGTTCGACGGTCACTTCGTAGGAAGCAGGTATAAAGTAAAGATCAGGAAATCGTCCGAGGAGGTAACTGTTATCGGTGTGGACTCTAAGGCGAGAAAGTACAAAGTGAACATCGAATTGGCGGACGGGAGACGATACCGTATCGCACCCGCTGCATTGAAGGGCAGGCTGGTACGTTCGGAGGTTCCGCCGAAGGAGGCATTCGTTACGTGGTGTACGTTCGACGGGTACGACGATCGATTGGACTCCGACGGGGTGGATCGTTGGGACGCTGTGGAGGAGTACATGAATAAAACATTCGGTGAGGCACGACTGGCAGTAATGCGTTCGCTGTTAGAGAAGTTCCGGGCAATGGAGCGATCCCTCGACTCACGAACAGCTGGTGTAATACTCAAAGTATACGTGCTGGCGCTTAATCCGAAGAATATATTGTTACTTCCTGCTGCGGTAGAGGCGCTCAGAAAGGCTATATCTGAATAATATATATATATATGGTACGTGTAATATACGAAGGATTCGACCGGCGACTGCTGACGGTACGAATCGAGGGTGCTCCTGAGGGGAGCGTGAAAACGGTGGCGAAAGTGTGTAAGGGAGAACGGTTCATGAACACGGAGTTCGTGTCGGTGCGAAAAAGCGGTGAATCGATAATGGCTACGTGGCGGCTGACGTCTAATAAATTTCCCGTACTGCACGTATTCGAAGGAATACGGTATTGCCTGCAACAGGATATTAATAAGAGACTGCTATGAACGAAGAAGTAAAAAGAGTATTCGAAGCGTTCGATACGTTGGGAACTACGGAGGCTTATGTGTTTTCTTATGAAGTGCGCGGGAGTAGGATGTATCAAGTGAACCGCCGAAACGGTGATTTGCGACAGAAGCCTCTTACGATCGGGAAGGTCACGATTCCGTGCGGCCGCGGTCTGACGGCGGCGCAAATATTGAAATGTATCTACAACGAATAGCTATGAAAGAGATGATAGAACCCTACGATCCGGCGTATCTTCGTAATGACGAAGACCCGAATCCTTACAGACTGTCTGCGAGGGAGAAACGGAGAATGCGTGCGCTGTCGCGCGTGGAGAAACTATTGAAGCGGAATATGATCCCGCACACGTGGGATGACGGTTATCGAGTGGAGCGATGCTTCGCGTCGTATCGCGATGTGCGGTATCTGTGGGTGACGGACGACGGTACGTTTTGCTACGGTACGGATGATCAATGCCTGTGCGAATCCGCCGACGTTAATACAGTATTCGAAGTGCTGCTGCGGTGGTGGTCACGGTAGATAAATATCCGTTGTTCCTATTTCGTTATAACATTGTGGTAATTTTTACCAATTTTTAATGGACTGAAAGTGAATAACTTAATAGAATATTCGTATATTTGCATAACGAAAAACCTATAATAAATTACTGCTATGAAAAACGCTAAGAAGAATACACGAAAGAACGCACAGATCGTATTCAATCCTATTTTGAGCGAATCCGCTATGGAGGGAACCAGCCTTAAACTGCGTTTCGCCAAGTCCGTAAATCAGAGGGTGCTCAATGACAATATCGAAAGTCTATTTAAGCAGCGTCTGGTATTGCGTTGCAGTGCGGCCAGTGATTTCTACGGTCGCGGAGAGTTCGCGGTCGAGTGCAAGTGCGACAACGAAACGTTCATCTGTACATTATACGCGAGGTACGGTCAGGTATGTATCGGTGCGGCGGCGAATACGCCGGCACGTGTCGTTCTCGCGCTGTCCGACGCGGTGCGCGGTAGCGAGCCGGCGCAGTTCGAGATGTCTACGCTGCCCGATGATGAGACGCGCGGTGAGGTGCTGTCTCCTGTGGTCGAACCCGTGCCGGAGGTGGCGAAACCTGCTACTGTGAAACCGGCCGAGGAGAAACCCACGAGGTTGTCGTCCACGAAAAGTCTTACGGAATCGGTCGAACGGATTCTGCGCGAGTTCGACAAGGTGCTGTTCGACGACATGGCTACTGTTTACGAAGATTATCTCCGTGACGGTGACTTTGCGGAGGCGCGCGAACAATTACACACGTTGATGTGCAAGACGTTTAAGAAAATCCCGTTCGACTTCAAGGTATGCCGGTACACGGAGCGTCCCTTCGGTGTGCTTATAGACTATTACGGCCTGAAATTCGGGTACAAACTTTTCATTAAAGACGGTTTCGTGGAGTCGAAGGTGCTTATAGTTAGCAGCTGTGGTATGTAAATATATATATATATATATTCTAAAAAACAATACGAGCGATGTACACAATCCCCACAATTTCGACGGTGGCGGCTATGCCGCGTGCCGAATTGATCCGGCAGCTTGTTGCGAAGGGCCGGTATGCGATCCCCGATCTTATCGAATGCAGCGACGGCGTGCTGTGCGTGCGGTATCTGCTGCACGCCGCACCCCCTGCGATATTCCTGCCCTTTTTGCGTGAGTTCGCGCGGCTGAACGGTCTACCGGCTAATGATGCGCGAACGACGACGATATGCTATGAATTACTTGAAAGATTAATCCAATAAACACGACGACGATATGGCACACGAAATTGTAACGACTACGACAGGACAAGTAGTAGAGATCGACACCGACACGAAAAAATGCAGGAAGATTCTGCACGATCTGGCAGACCTTACCATCGAAGATGCTGTCGATGCGTTCAGTCTTAATTTGAAGGTATACCAGCGGTATCTGAAAGATCACTTCCTCGGTGAGGAATGTCCGATCAAAAAAGGCAAACTGCTGTTCCGCGGTTTCAGGATCGGCTGCGATTCCGAAAGCGGTTTTACAATGATCGACACCAACGGCGGCGCATACGCCGAAGTCGACACACCGTTCGAAGGCATTCCTACGCCGAAGGAACTCGCTGCGTTCTTTGAGCGAAAAGTGGTGCATCATACCGCTGACGAGCTGGCGATCGCTGCCGAACGGGGGCGCAAACAACTCGAAGCTGAACGGCGGCGTATCGAAGTGCTCGAAGAGGAACCCGACTTCGAAGTATTACGCCGGAAGGTAATCGCTAAAATCGATGCTATCAACGAGGGGAAATCCGTAAAGATCGATCCCGTGACCATACCGGATATGATCCCGTTCCGACGGTGGAAGATTGCGGTCGGTAAACTGGTTCGCCAGTGGCAGGATAAGAAGATTCGGTATCCGAAATTGTTGTCGCTGGTGCGATCGGTTACGGAGGAGCAGGACTTTGAGACTGCATCCGATACGAAACGGTATACGTTCGTGGGAACATTGCTTCCGGAGTTTTTATCGGTAGGTGCGCTGATCGGTGACAAGATCGAAGTCGATGGCAAGCCGACCGATGCGACGAAGTTTTTGCAGGATTATCTGCTGCACTACGAACCGAAGATTATGCCTCGGCTGATGCAATATGCGAAGGGGGAGATCGATGCGGTAACGCTTTTGCGCGATCCCTATACGGAGGACTACGAGGATTACAATTCGAAACTGCTGCCGAGGAATGCGACGAGTGCCGCGGTACTCACGGCGCTGTTCGCCAGTGTGGGAATAGAGGCACCCCAAGACCTTTACTACGATGCAGAGATGAAAGTCGGTGACAAGGTGCTGCTATACTGCGACGGTGAGTGGCGGAAGAAGACGGTTCTCCGTATCGAGGAGGACGGTGGTATATATTGCTGCGCTGACTATGCGTTGCGAAAGATCGATAAATTCATTAAATTAGAGGCGTAGAGTTATGAAAAATCGTGCATCTACTGAGTATAGGGACATGCTGCGTAAGAATCTCGCCGGTGTTCTGTCTGAACTTCGGGAAACCTGTGTTGCCAATTATACCAAGCCAGAGGGGGGGTTTAAACTACTATTTATGCGATATGGTTTTACGCAGACTTCCAGTAGCCGTATTATAAGAGTACTACGAGGACTGCATGCCTGCAAAACTCAGGGGCATACCCGAGGTATGACATTGCTGTGGGAGTCCACAGTCAGGGTTACTGACGATCTCGTGGACATTGTTTACGAGCGGTATATTCGAATGGGCTTCTCGTGTGTTCTGAGCAGGATGCTCGCCGACTATACCGATTCGGAACTTCTCTCAGAGGTTAGACGCAGGAATTTAATACGCTGATATTATGACAAAGAAAAAACTCGTTATCCGTGAAGATGCATGCTACGTTTGCGGTGAACCCATCGGGGTGATCGTGTACGACGACCGCAAGGAGAAGTGCCACAGCAAGAAGAATACGGTCGTCTGTTCCGGCAGTTTGTGTCCTGAGTGCAAGAAGATGGTCGATGATGGCGGTATATTCTTTATTGAGGTAAAGGATGGTTCAAATGGCCTCAGTAATCCTTACAGAACTGGAAGGGTCATCTGCATTCATGAATCCGACGTGAAGAAGGTGCTCAAAAACTACCAGCCGGTAAACCTCGTCGAGAAATGGTTGTTCTCGGTAATGTTTCCCAAATACGAGAAAGTCGATGGAGGTTCTAAGTAGACGGGAAACGCTCGTTCTTACAGGCCATTTGTGCCCGAAGTGCAACGAGTTTACGGAATTGGTCGAGTCATCCGAGATATACGGAACCGACTTCGGACTTCTTTACCGGTGCCCGACGTGTCACGCATACGTCGGGTGCCACAAGGGGTCTCTGAATGCTAAGGGTAGTGTCGCTGGAAGAAATCTTCGGGAACTCCGAAAGGCGGCTCACCATTCGTTCGACAGTATGTGGAAATCCGGGGATATGAATCGCGAAGATGCCTATGCGTGGCTGTCTAAGAGGCTCGGTATTCCACGGTTCCTCACGCACGTCGGGATGTTCGACGAGGCGCAATGCCGCAGAACTATTGAATTGTGCAAAGCGTATGCGAAGGAAGAAGGAATACGTCGTATCTGATGAGACCGCCGATCGGTATATTTCGCTCGTGGTTTTACCGGGTGAAGATTATATGGACAGTTATCGGTGTACTGAGAGGCAGTACCATGCCGACATGCGACAAGTAGCTGCCGATACGGCTGTTCGCGTACTGTGTCATTTGATCGAATGCGTCCCTACGCAGGAAGACCTCACGCTCGACAAAAAGGTAGGGACGGCGATAATATTTTATGAACGTCTTAAATTTTGGTGTACACTGTTAAATGGAACTGAGAAGCTATAATGTCGAGAGAATATTTAAGGACTGTGCTACCTGCGTACTGGGAAATCTCGTCGGTACACGAAAGGAGGAACTCGAAAAATACGCCGCCGATATTCTCGATATGATTCGACAGATACCCACAGAGGAAGTAGACGGTAAACAGTGCAACGTATTCGGGTTGTGCCATAACCGCAGAGACGGTGAACAATGGACACCCTATTTGCAAATCATCAGGATGCTGATGTTGCTGGCTCGTCGCCTCGACTATGTGTACTGGGAGGGAGAACTCGAACCGGATACTGTTATCTGGTTCACGATTCCTAATGCGTAATTATTTTACGACAAGATATATATATATATAAGTCTGAAAAATTTTGTTACATTTGTACCGAGGGAGCCTTAACATTTTCGGATATGAAGAAGGAAAAACAGGTAAAATCGTATACTCGACGCACCAAATCGGGGAAGACCGTTACAGTACGTGCACACTCTGCGAAGTATGACGCGGCCGACGATTTGGTAAAGGGTCTGCTCAAAAAGAAGGGTTCCGGTAAAGAACTCGAACGTGCTGTCGACGCGAGAGGCGTCGACACGCTCATTAACGAGATGGCCGATTCCGGTAGACTGGCGGTACCGGTTAGCAAGGAGGAGTTCCATGTATGGTATCACGAACCGAACAGTATTGCCGGTAAGGCTGCTGGTAAGAAACTCCGTTCTGTACTCGGTAGTAAAGAGTACAAGAAACTCGACGAAACCGCTAACAGTGGGTACTCCGCCAGAGGACACTCCAAGCTGTATGGTACTCTGGATGGCATCATCAACAGTGAGGCCAATGTGTCCAAACGTCTTGACGCACGTGGGAAATCTGTGAAACCCGCTGAAAAAGCTACTTCCTCAGTAGGGCGTAAGCCCGTCTATTCTCCGCTTGAAGAAGTCCGTCTCAGTAAGGCAGGGTATCGTATCGGTAAAGACGGTGAATCCATCTACAAAGGGAGTCGGAAACTTAGCAAGGATCAAGTCGCCGACCTTCGTAAGATGCTGTCTCGCGGTGGACGTGCTTCCGATAAGGAGGCGGCTATGATTCGGAAAAATCATCCTCACCCGACGTATAAGGATCACGAAGGCGTTGAACGGTATGCCTCGGGTGAGTGGCAGCACCTTCCTGTAATTAAGGGCAAGGGATCGACAGAAGCTCCCGTTCGTCAGAAACGCAACGCTAATAAGGACATCCTGTACAGTCGCGGAGAAAATACTGGGGACTCCTTCATAACTGCGGCGCAACAACTTGCTCGGAGTGATTCGAAAGGTCGTTCGAACAAGAAAGCTCTGCAAACGTTGGTTAGGGCCGGTTTTGTTAAAGACAGCGGCGACGGTGAGTTTCAATTTGCAGACGTTCACGAAGTACCCAGAAGGAATAGAAAATTCTTCGATAAAGTGTTCTCGGCATACGAAGATGAGAGCGATAAATACTGATTTTAGGAGGATTTTCTAAATAAGTTTGTATCTTTGTAGGTGAGCATCGAGGAGGTGCCCACCTATTTTTGTGTCTATGCAGATCGTTTCGTCCAATATTCGCACGGCTGACTATGATCGTCGTAACAGAGTATTGCGAATGACTTTCGTAAACCGACCGAACTGGTTGTATGAATACTTCAACGTACCGGTCAAGATATGGACGCGCTTTTTGCAGGCAGATAGTAAGGGGCAGTACTTTTCGGCGTACATCCGAGATGCTTATCGTTATCGTAGGTCATTCACACGAAAATAATGGAAGCAATGGCAGTAGTTACGCGAGTATTCGAATTCGATGCGGCGCACCGAGTTATGAACGAGAGAGTGAAGTGCTACAATCTTCACGGACACCGTTTTCGGTTGGAGGTTTCCTTCGGAATATCTCCCAAGTTCTACGATTTGGGGTATCCGATCGACTTCAAGGAACTTAAACGAGTGTTCGGGGCTTACATAGATGAGTTTCTGGATCATGCGTGTATAGTCAATCCGAAAGATCGTGAAGTGATCGATCTGTGCAAGCGGAATAACTGGAAACTCTGGGTAATGGGACATGGTGCCGACGTCGATCGAAACCCTTCGGCGGAAAACCTCGCCGAGGAGATATTTACGGTGTTCAGGGAACTGGCCCAGTTAAGTCCCGAGGAATTCGATGTTCGCTCGGTTAAGCTGTACGAGACGCCTAACTGTTGGGTGCAAGTTTCCGAGACACAGAATTACCTCGACGTGGGTGTGAAAAACGCGCTGTTCATTTGGCGCGATAAAAAGGGTACCTTCGAGTACGACAGCAGACGATGCCAGTAAAGAAGAAACCTCTCAAAGAGGACGGTTTTGTATTCGAGACTACCGGTGGTAGTGTTACGGATATTGATACATCGGACATGGCGGGTCGATCCGTATCGTTCGATGCGCACTTCATTACGGGTAAGATCATGGACTTCGGTAAAGTGCTCACCGGAATCCCGCTGTACTCCTATCAAGAAGAGATTGCCTATCGGATCATCTACTCGGTTATAACGTTCGAAGGATCGGTGCTGACGGTGCTACTCTCCCGACAGAGCGGTAAGTCCGAGACTATGGCGTTCGTCATAGATACGCTCACTGTATTACTTCCGGCACTCGCTAAGATCATTCCCGATCTGGAACAATTCTCGAACGGTTTCCGCGTCGGTTTGTTCGCGCCTCAATCCGATCAAGTAGTCACGACGTACTCGCGCGCAATGACGCGATTAACGTCAGCAAACGCCGAAATGGTGCTATCCGATCCCGATCTGCTGGTTTCGCTTGAAAGTGAGGTACGACTTAACCTCAGTAACGGGTCGTTCCTTGCCGGTCAAGTCGCCAGCAAACAATCCAAGATAGAATCGAAAACGTATGATCTTATAATCATCGAGGAGGCTCAGGATACGGATGATTTCTTAGTTACCAAGAGTATCGAGCCTATGTTGTCCGCTACTGGCGGTACTCTCGTTAAAGTGGGTACTACGGGTATTACCAAGAATCACTTCTGGTATGAAATTCAGGCTAACCGAAACCACGATCGGAAAATACCTGACAAACGGCTTCGGAATCATTTTGAGTACGCCTATAAGGAGATTATCGCTGCACGTAGACACCAGTTCGAGATAGACCATAAGAAGTTCCATCTCAACTACGAGGCTGATATTCTGCGTAAGAAGGAGCGTTGGGGGGAGGATTCTCAGGCGTTCAAACTCGCGTATGCTCTCGTATGGGATTTGGAGAGCGGTATGCTTATCTCCGACAAGGAGTTCAATACGCTGTTGAACAGGAAACTCGGTTTTCAGGAACCTTCCACGGGAGATTATGTGGTCGCCGGTCTTGACATTGGTAAGGCTCCGGCCGAAACGGTTCTTACGATCGCTAAGGTATGGTATACGGACGATCCGTTCGAAAAACCGTACAAACAGATTCTTGCATGGGTATGTCTCGGAGGTCTCGACTATGAGGCGCAACATCACGAGATTCTTAATTATATTGTGGAATATAATATTTCCACTATATTTGCGGATTATACAGGTGTCGGCAAACCGGTAGTCGATCGTCTGGTATATGCCTGCGGCGAGTACGTGAATATAGAGCCGTATACGTTCACTGCTCAGAGTAAATCGGATATGTGGTACAATTTCACGTCCGATATACAGACGAGAAGATTGATCGTTCCGGCTAACCGTGTAGTCAGAAGTACTTCTGAGTTTCAGAAGTTCGAGGAGCAGATGAAAAACTGCCAGAAGTATTTCAACGGTGCCTACATGGTGTGCGAGAAGTCCGAGGGGTACTTCGACGATATGGTAGATAGCTGCGCGTTAATGTGTCTTGCGGCTAACGCCCAAAGGGAGGCTGAATCCGAATTGGAAGTCGATGATAACCCGTTGTTCTCCAACTTGACGAGCAATGCATTTGCCATGCACAGAAACTCTTACTGATATGGACGCAAGGAAGACAGTAAAGACGCATATCCGGAGATTGAAGTCCGGCAGGGTGATTACGGTTCGTGGGTATACTGCATCCTATAAGGTCGCTGCACGGAAACAGGGTTCCGGTACTGAGCTGTCCGATCTTGCCCGAAAGAAGGAACAGTTCCGAATCATCCAGCGAAGCAACCCCATGTTCGATGACGTACACACTGGAATACGAGCTGTGGGTGACATAATGACGTTCCGAGAAGCCGTCGATACGCTCAAAGATTATTCGGATAGTGACTATGTGTACCCCGATTTCACGAATAAGGATGCTCGGGAGGCTCTCAAACGAGGAACCGTAACTATATATAGCAGCTACCCGATAAAAGCGGGTGTGTTTGTGTCCCCGAGCAGGATGAATGCCTCAGACTACGCAGGCGGTGGTAAGGTATACTCTAAGGAGGTGCCGGTTAACAGTGTTGCATGGATTGCAAGTGATGAAGGGCAGTACGCCCCTATAAAATGATAATGCTATGGGAGTTAACGTAGGTGGAATGGACCCTACCGGTATGGGTTCCTACTCCGGTTATCCGGGTTCTAAATACTGGAATGTGGACAGTCGTCCGCTCTCCGAAGCTACGAGCGTACTGCGTTCGTTCGTGGTTACGAATATCATTCAGGACAGTCAGTGGGAGATCGACCGTATAACGCGGTACTATCTTTTCTGGAAGTTCTACAAGGGCCTTCATTGGAAGGACTTCAATGACGGCCTTATTTCGTTTAACTATGTCCGCGCCTTTATAGATAAGGTATCGATGTTCCTGCTCGGTAACGAGGCTTTTTCGCTACAAGTGAAAAGCTACTACTCTGATCAGATCGATCCCCGTCTCGAAAGGGTCGCTGAACAGCTTCTTATGTACCATTGGGGGAAATCCGATAAATTGCAGCTCGCTTATGAGATACTGCAAATGGGCGGTATTACCGGTGACTGTTGGATAGGTGCTTCGTGGCAGGACGGTGAGGATGACAAGTTCGTCAAGGTTCAGGTATACGATTCCCGTCAGTGCTTCCCCCAGTTCGAGAACGGTGACTTCGACAGGATGAAAAGCTTCCTTGTCCGTCAACCTCTCGATTCGAATAAGAACCAACCGTACAAAATGTATGTGGTCAAGATCACGAAGGATTCCTACGAAACGTGGTATCAACGTGACGTGACGCTGAATGAATCCGAGATCGTTAAGTATGAATCCAAAAAGACCAAGAACAAATATGGATTCATTCCGGTAGTCCATATCAAGAACCGCCCCAATTCGGAAGGTTACTACGGTGTGTCCGACGCAAACGACATATTGAAGCTGAACAAGGTGTACAACGAGATGAACCAACAGGTAAAGGCCATCATCGACTACCATGTTACGCCTACGACGGTCATAACAGGTGCCTCGGCGAAGTCCCTTAAAAAGGGTCTCGGTCAGATATGGTCTGGTCTCCCTGCCGAGGCCAATGTGTTCAACCTCGGTCTGGATGTCGATCTGTCGGCTACGATCGAATTCATCAAAGACCTCAAAACGGCGATGCACGAATTGTCCGATGTGCCTGAAAACGCACTCGGTAAGATTCAGGCCATAAGCAATACCTCTGCCGCCGCATTGCAGATAACGTATCATCCGCTCATCCAACAGGCCAACCTGAAAGCCACTACCTACGGCGAGGGGATAACCGAGATGAACACGATGATTCTGCGGATTCTCGAAATCGAAGACCCGCGGAACAAACGTCTGCGCGAGCTGAAAAAACTCGCTCCCAATTTCCGCTCCGAGATGCGTATCGTACCGGTGTTCGCCTACGGTTTCCCGAAGGATCGAATGGATGAACTCAACCGTGCCGAGATCGAACTCCGATTGCAGCTCGGTTCCCGCAAGGAGATCATGGAGCGTATGGGCAAACAGAACATCGACCAGCTTCTTGAACAGATCGACGACGATACGCTGCATAAGGCACTGTTGCAACAGAAGCTCCAAGAAGCCCTCGGCGGCGGTGTTCCTCCGCCTCCGGGGTCTAACCCGGATGACGATCCTTATTCTGTCGACGACGGAAACATGGATGAATTCTCGGAATAACGAATAAATTTTGTTTTTACCGAAAATCTGTTTACTTTTGGACAGGCTATCAGTAGTTTCTTTTTGTCTAACTTAAAACTTTTGCGCTATGGCAGGTTTGCAAACCCTTGATAAGGGCAATCCCGAAGCTCTGCATGACATCGGTCAAAGCAAGGCTCCTATGGTCGGCGAGAAGTTCGTGAATCCGGGTACCCCGGAGGCGGCTCTCGTTTCGTATGACCAGCTCACGCAGGCCAAAATCCGTGGTAACGGGTCTGAGGTTATGCGTACCAACATCATCAAGTAACGAGAAAATCCAAAGAACTTAACAAATCCACCGTAGAAAAAATCGTATGGAACCGAACGAAAAAACTATCGTCATCCCGGAGAGTATTGAGATCGATGGCCACTCTTACGTGGTGAAGGAGACTCCGGCACTTATGGAGTTCCGACAGCTCGTTGAAAAGGCCGAGAAGAACAAGCTGTACTCCACCTTCGCAACGCTGCGTCAGCAGATCAACGACCTCAAAGCTACACAAGTCGTCCAACAATCCGCTCCCTTTGATTTGGGCGCCCTTGTCGAAGCTCTTAAAGGTGAATTCGCTACCCGCGAAGATTTGCAGGACATCGTAAGCAAGGCCGTACAACCGGTTAACAACGATCTTGAACAACGTAGACAGCAGGAACTCGCTGAGTATCGCGAGCGTCTCATCAAGGACAACGAGGGGAAGTGCATTCCCGAACTGGTCAAGGGTGCTACGAGAGAGGAGATCGACGCCTCTATGAAGGAGAGTATCGCCCTTCTCAATAAGTACCACGGGCCATTTATCGACCCTCCGCAAGGAAAGACGGTTGACCCGCTTCTTGCCAACGCCGAAAGAAGGGCTGTTGCAAGCGGTGAAGTCCTCGAAATCCCTGCGAAGCCGACGCCGGTAAAGGATGACGGTAAGAGTCCGATCCCTGTCGTGCCCACGCGGGCAATGCCCGAAGTTTCAATCGCTCCCACAACACGGAAGATGACTATGGAGGAATTCGCTCAACAACGCGAGGCAATCCTTCGTAACCTCGAAGCCGAGTACGGAGCACAATAACAAAACGTCTAAACTTTTACAAGATGCTTACTGTATTTATTTCGTTTGTAGCGTTCGCGCTCGTCTGCATGACGGGGTTCGCGTTCGGTGAAACGACCTCGGCTATCGCCAACAGCGGTGGCTACACTTCGATTCCCGAAGCCGTCCGTGACTTCTACTCGCGGGAGGTTCTGTTTCAGGCCCAGCCTCGTCTGCGTTTCGCCCAGTTCGCAAAGGTGAAACGTGACCTTCAAGCCATTCGTGGCAAGTCAATCGTTTTCGTTAAGTACAACAACCTGACCGGTGGCGGTTCTCTGGAAGAGGATGACGTCCTTACTCCCGAGGCAATGTCTACGGCCGAAGTTGTGGTTCCAGTCAAGGAGCAAGGCAACTCTACTCAGGTTACCGAATACCTTCTGCGCACGTCGCTGCTGGATGTCCTCGGTGACGCATCGCGTCTGCTGGCCAACAATATGGCGGTAGTCCTCGACGGACAGTTCCGCGACACGGTATTGCAGACGACCAACGTTATTTATGGTAATGGCAAGAAGTCGCTCGCAACGCTTACCGCTACGGATTACTTTAACACGGTCACGGTTAAGGACGCTGTTGAGATTCTGGCTACTAACAACGCACCGCGTATCAATGGCGACTTCTATGTATGTATCGCCCACCCGCACCAGCTGCGCACGCTTCGTGACGACAAGGAGTGGATCGAGGCCAATGTATATATGGGTCGTCGTCAGCTCTATATCGGTGAGGTAGGTATGTACAACGGCGTTATCTTCGTCGAGACTACGCAGATGCCCGTTCTGGATTCCGCCAAGATTCAGGAGAAGTATGGCTCCGGTGCTACGATTACGACCGGCTACGAGGCTGTCTTCTTTGGTGAAAATGCCTATGCGTGGGCTATCGCTCTCGACGTCGAGCTTCGTGACGACGGCGTTATCGAACTCGGTCGTAAGCACACGCTCGGCTGGTATGGTATCTGGGGAACCGGTATCATTGAGGAGAAGAACATCGTCAAGGCTCTCACCGCGTAAGCGGTGGGGCCTTCCCCTTTAACTTTAACAATTCACTATTATGGCAAGACAAGTAAAGTCCGAAGGGACTGACCAGCTCGAAGTAAAGACCGAACCCGAAGTTACGAAGGTTGAGGAAGTAGAGGTTGAACCCGAAGTTACGAAGGTTGAGGAAGTAAAGACCGAACCCGAAGTCAAGAAACCCACCGTTGCTGTTACCGGTAAGGTGACGAAGAAGACACGGGTTCACTGTGTGGAGAACGTCGATTGCATCATTGCGGGCAATCGGTATAAGTTCCCGAAAGGAAAAGAAACGGAAGTGCCCGATGATGTGGCGGCCATTTTGTCCTCCGCTAAAAAGGCATTCAGAATGTAAAATTCATGTCTGCGACACAGGTAACTTTGAACGAAATTATGACAGCGGTTCGGGAGTTAACTTTCGACCGCTTCATAATTCCTGCATTCGCTCTTAAAGCGATACCGGGGTATGTCGTCGAGGTGGTTCCTCCGGTTATTCCCAAGAACATACTCAACCGTCACATGGACGGGGAGTATGCTGATGCCGAACGCGAAAAGGGGATGCCGATATACGGCGATGTGGTTATCAACGGAGGCGATGCCGAGACTATTCCCAGTAGTTACGAAATTCGCCCCGGGACTACTAACCCGACTTTCGTTACACGGCTCGATGCAGGAGATGCTGAACCCATTGAGAAAGGCGGTTATCTGGAAATTCGCAAAAATGACGGTAGCGACACGAAGCGCTTCTATTTTACAGAGTACTACACGTTCAATCTGTTGTTGGACGCGCTTATCGCAGAAGGAATCGTAGTGGCCTACACGCCGTATTTCAAGGGTGACGAGCTTACGAGTACGCTTATCAAGGTCGCCGCACGTGACGCAGACGAGGATGTAACATTTTTCCGCAGATACTTTTTCTCTGACTGGGAGATCGCTAAGATGATCTCTTGGTATTATTTCAAGGTTCTCGATATAAAGGATGTTGACCTTACGGATGAAACCGTGGGTAAACTTATCCGACCTTCCGAACAACATTTAGCCATTTGGGTATCGTATTACCTCGTCGACAGACGGCGCGTATACGAAAATGCCGCAGGTTCCATAGGCCAGTCATTTACTGATGGCTCTGATTATACTGGCTCCGGTACCTCGGGTACCCCCTTACAAACTACCGTACAGATAGGTTCAGTGTTCACCATTACGGAGGACGCTACGCAAGGATTCTTTTACGAAGATTTTAACCGTGTTGGCTCCGATAACGTATGGGGCGACAGATACTCTTTCTGGTACCGTCTTATGCTGTACCTCAGAGGTCTTCTTGAAGAACAATTCGGTGATTACTCCTTGCGGAAGGACAATGTTATACCGGGTTATATCCAACTTATTCGAGAATACGATTTCCGTGCGTATTACGATTCGTACCCCTTCACTTTGTCACCTCTTTCGAGAGGTATTCTATCGAGAGTTCCATAGTTGAATTCAACGTAGCACGGAAACACAAGAGTCGTTTATACAGTTGAGCTATGCTTGTATCTAAGGCCAAGTTTTTACAGTACCAAGCTATGTTTTATAAGAAGTTGCTCGCAACACCTTATAAGATACAGCTTGAAATCGTGACTGTCCGAAAACCTGACCAAACCGAAGAATTTACCATAGAATCGTTCGTCGGTGACAGCGTAAGAGAGTCGACATTTTACGAGTTCAGAGCACTGTACGAAAAAGAGATACCCGAACGTACCCGTGAGAAGTATGGCCTACCGAAGGAAGTAAATGGAGTTGTCTATCTCTCCCCGAAACAGCTTGTGCCGAAGCTGGGTGATTATCACCTCGACTGGAACAGGACGAAAGTCCACTTTGAAGGAAGAACCCAAGTTATTGATAGAATAATCTATCTCGAAGATTTCAAGGAGTACGGAAGCTGCATCGGCTTGCAAATATTCGTCAAGGATGATTTGAAAGGAGGTTGATATGACTACCGTAAAAGAACATCGACGCAAGAGGCGGAACAAAGTTTCAGTTGTAAGACGCCATAATCGAAAGGACAAAGTATCTGCATATCGTGGAGCTAAGAGGTTTTCCGATGCTTCGCGGGAAAGACTTTCTCAAAAGGGGGAAGCGCTTCCTGACGGTTCGTTCCCCATTACGAACAAGAGGGATTTGGCGAATGCCATATCTGCATACGGCCGTTCCAAGAATCCCGAGGTAGTTAAACGTTGGATCATCAAACGGGCTAAGGCTCTCGGTGCCCGGGATATGCTCCCTGAAAACTGGTAGTATGACCAAAGCGAAAAATACCAGTGTTATTCCGAGGTATCCGGAATACCAGAGGTTGATCGTTCGTGAACGAACCCCCGCGAAACCTTTTCGCGAAGAGAACGAAGTTCAGGCCGCTTACGAACAAGTAGGGAATATCCCCGACCGAAGTACTACGAGTTGGACACCCGGATTGCTCGATCCATATTACAGAAACGAGTGTTGAGTATGAAACCGTGCGACAAACGTCCCGGAAAGGTAAAACTTAATCCGCGGACACATCTTCCCGAGATGACTTCATGGGGTCTCGGAACTGGTATTCCCCCGCTGACGACCGACCCGGAGAATCCGATCAAGCCGTTCGCCGACTACGTTATGGAGGACGACGATCGCTACCCTTACGACCGCAGATGATACCTTTCGCGATAGGAGCTGTTCTAAGACTTGCGTCGAAGGTGCCTCGTAGACTTACGAAGGTGCCCCGAACGTTGCTTAAAGCGCCCAAGTCGAAGATACCGAAGACGTACAAGTTTAAGGAGGACATGGACGCACTCGGTGCTCAGATCGCTGAGGAGTTCAAGGAGACCGTAAAGAGGAATATCGAGACCAACAAGTTCAAGTATACTCTTGCGGAATCCACACGAAAGAAAAAACACGGCGGCGTTCCTCTTATAAACAGCGGCGTTATGCTCGACGCCATCTATCGGGAAGGCACCTTCGTATCTGTGGAGGACACTCCACGTACTGATAGCCCACTCACGAACTTACAGCTCGCTAAGGTTCACGAGTACGGTACGAAGGATAAACACATTCCGGCCCGCCCCGTATGGCGAGATTCATTTGCGGCGTTCAAACCCGTTGCGCGAAAGCGCATCGAACAATTCTTTAAGAAACATGGCAGTAAACGTTAAGTCCTACAAACGTAGAAGTTCCAAAGGAAAAGTCTATACGGTTCGTGCATATTCCAGAGGCGGTAACAAGAAGGTAAACCTCGACGGAATGGAGATTAACCGGAAGGCCCCTACCATGTCCGACGAGGAGTTCGATCGGTTGCAGGCGAAACAGGATCAGGAGATGCGTGAGTTCATTCAGAACTTACAAGGCGTCGCCAAAGCGTATGGCGTCAAGGGGGGTACTGAGAAACTTATCCAACCCCGCTCCAAGAATCCTATTGCTAAGGCTAAGGCCGATACTAAGTCTGAGACCGCTCGTATCATGAAGGAGATACGTCCTACGTTGTCCGGTAAGCCACCGGTCGACACACCGCGCAAGGGTGGTTTTTTCGGTAAGCTCAAAGCGATGTGGAACGAAGAACTCGCCAAAGCCGCTAAGAAGTACGGCACATACGACGAGTTTTTCGGTACGGGGATACCTAAGGGAAACGCGAAACAGAAACGGAAGAAGTAAATGGATCAACTTATCGCACGTCTCATGGATGTATTCTCCGTGGGGTACATGTTCTGCGTCATAGCCGGTTCGTATATGGTTATACGGCTCATCGATCACTGCAACGGTGCGCAGAAAGTTCCTACGTGGCAGAAACGCTGCGTTACGTGCGTTATCGGGGCACTGTTCTTTGCGGTGTTTCGCGAGTACACGGAGGAATCCTTCGAAAGTCTGTTAACCTCGTTTTTCGCGTCGTTGTTTGTGTATGACAGCGCTATAAAGTGGCTGCTGAAAAAACTTAACTCAGGGTACAAATGTTAAGCTCCGTTTCACAGGTTAACGAGCAGTTTTTCGCTCTGTTCTCCGGTATCAAGATCAAAGATCACGGTACCGGTGCACTTATCGATGTACCGGTACGGTACGCACGGAAATCCGCTTATGACTACACGGAGGAGCAGGAGAACCAAGTGTATCCGTGTATAGCTATTCAGGATTACGCCCCTACGCTCAGAGACGAATGGTGGGTCGAGTTCAAGGAGTACTCCGGTGGATTATCCGATGATGAACTCACGGCGTATCTGTATCGAAGACCGGTATGGATGGATTTCCGCTATGATGTCAGCATCGCCGCAAAAAGTTACTTTCAGATAAATGCTCTCAAAGATGTATTTACACGGTTCATGCTGGAACCGTCGTTTCTGTTCAACAAGAGCGTTATCGATGACGAGGATTCCGTAGGTGACGTCGTTCCGTTCACCGTCAGAATTACTGACGTACCGCGCACCGATGGAGTTCAGGAAGTGAACTACGAATTCACTTTGCAAGTGTGGCTGTACGCGGTCGAACCGAAAGAGGTTGCGGTTATTCAGAAAGTTATTCTCAATGCCGAAGCCGTTACGGTTATTGTGTGACGTATTTTTGCGTCACAACTTGCAAAATCGGAATAATTTTCGTTATCTTTGAGAAAAATTAAGGACTATGGCTAAGACGGTAGAGATCAAATCTTCTGGGGTGAAAACCTTGATGAACGCCGGCAGTATGCGGGTCGAACTTCGTGTCGAAGGGAAACTCGTCGTGCTTATGCCCGGACAACGTTGTACGGTTCCGGCTTCTATGAGGGTTCCTCGTATCTGTGGGTTGTTCGTAAAGTGATTCAGAACAGATGATCGACAAACTGAAACTCGTCTGCGACAAGAATGATCCGGCCGACAGGAAACTTCTCCTTCTGGCCGAATTGTTCGACGAAAGATGTCAACTTCTCGAAGAACATCAGACGGAGATGAGTTCCCGTTTGGAGAGTACCAGCCGAAAACTGGATAGCATACTCAAACAGTTACAGATGATAACCAATGCCGAGGAAACGTGTCCGGTGCGAAGGAATACGGAATCTTTCAACCTCCTTATATTCTTCATGGAGCACCCGAAACTGGTTATCGTTTTAATGCTCGGACTGGTTTTCACCATCTCAGGATTCGTAAGCCATGACCTCTGGTCGATATTAAGGGGTATTTTTAGCGTATGAAGAATATCTGTATAGTTCTCGATCCTGCGCACGGTAAGGAGGTTCCCGGGAAACGAAGTCCCGATAACTCGCACAGAGAGTATTTGTGGAGCCGTGAACGCTGCCGGAATCTTGCGGTCGCACTCAGATCGCTCGGTTACGAAGTGTTTTTTACGAATTCTACCGAGTACGAGATCGGTTTGTCCAAGAGGCAGCGAAACGCTCTTTCGGTAAAGACCGACAAACAGAAGTTTCTTTTATCCCTTCACAATGACGCCGTGGGTTCCGGTACGTCGTGGAACAATGCCCGCGGCTGGTCTGTATGGACTACTAAGGGGGTAACGAAGTCGGATGAATGCGCGAGCATCATTATTGATCAACTTTTGGAAGATTTTCCGGGGTATAAATTCAGACAATACTCCGTCCAAAAACTCGACAGGGACTTTGAAAGCAATTTCACGGTTCTTATGGGAAGTGGTTACATGGCCGTTCTCGTCGAGTGGCTGTTTCAGGACAACAAGTATGATGTGGCCGAACTGAGTAAACCGGAGGTAAACGCTCGTTTCGAGCGATCGATCATCGAGGCTATCGAAAAAATTAACAACCATTTCAGTAGATGAAAACCTTTAAGAGCGTAGCTTTGTTCTTTCTTATCGGCATAATAATAGCCCTTACTTGTACCTGCGTGCATTATGCCAGTAAGTGCAAGGCGCTCGAAAGGACGAGTAACGTAAAGGAGTACATTGACAAGATTCATAAACTCCAAGATTCTGTTAATCGGCTCGTCGTGGTTCTCGATGAATCCAAAAGAATCGTTTCGCTGCTTGAAGCTGACAAAAAGAGACTCGAAACTCAGGCGAAAAAAATATTGGAGAACTATGAGAAGCTCGATTCTATGCTTTTGGATTTTGGTATCGACGATAACATCAAGTTTTTGTCAGAATACCTATCCGAGGAAGATGATCCTGAACCAGACGGACACCGTAGTAGTGATAACTCCGGTGCAGCTGGTGAAGATAAATAGAGGACTGAATAAGGTTCGGATGCTGGAAACCCTGAACGAGAATTACCTTGCGCGTCTCGTCGTTTCCGATTCACTGAACAAGGTTCTTACCGGTACGATCGAAACTCAGGAAACGGTCATCTTACTGTGGAAGGAACACGGTAAGACCTCTGAGGAGATCATAAACACGCTGGAAGATTCCATGCGTGAACAACAACGAAGAAACAAACGTACCCTATGGGGTGTCGGTGCCGGTTGTGCGGCCGCCGGTATTCTTATCGGGTTGATTTTATAACGATAAAATAGGGAGCAAACTTAATTCGTATAACAATGGCAGATGTAGGTATCTCTATCAAAGAAGGCGTAGCGAATGGTGCGTCTCCTTTCAAAGACCCCTCGATGCGTAACGTCGGATTACTCGGTATGTTCACCCGCGGGCCGAAACTGGTTCCCACGAAGGTATCGAACATGGAGGAGTTCAACGAGATGTTCGGAGGGCAGAATTCGAACTACTTTGGGCCGGCGGTAGTCAAAAATCTGTTCGATGAAGCCGGTGAGGCTCCCGTTACGCTGTACTTGTCGCGCGTAGTGTCGGCAGATAGCGTCGTAGCGTCGAAGGAGCTGTCGGCTACTACCGCCGTCACGTTGCAGTGTAAGGCCGGTTACAAGGGTACTCCCGATCCGGGTGCATGGGCCAACGATAAGGTCAATCTCACGTTCTATCCGTTCGGTGTGTACGCTGACGAGAAGTACGCACTCGCCGTTTCCTATAACGGTTCTACGGAGACGTACATCGCGGGTACCATTGCGGAGATCGTAAGTCAGGTCAATACGGCCAGTAAGTGCATTACGGTTGCTATGAATGGAACTGAGGAAACCGGTAACGCGCGCTACAAGGTTACTTCGGTCGGTTCTTTCACGGCAAGACAGGGTGACACGCAACTCACTGGAAGCGCTGCTCCTACCGGTGCGGCGGCTGGTGATACGCTGTATTCGGCTTCTTATGAGAAGATCGGTGTCGTGGCCAGCGTATCCGGTAACAACATTCTGTTGCAGGGCATGGCTCTCGTCGATGTTTCCGGTACGGTCAGCAAGTTGACCGGTACGCTCGTTACAGGTACGCTTACGGGCGGTACGGACGGTAACGTTACGGAGGACTACTTCGGCGACCAGTTCAACAGTTTCGACGGTGCCGATGTTCAGATCATGGCCCACACGGAGTATCATTCGCTCGACGTCGAAAAGAAGTTCAACGCCTACCTGAACGAACAGAAAAGTCCGATCGGCGTTATCACGTTCCCCGTCGACTTCTCGGAGAGCATGGCCGAACTCTACTACAACGCGCTGCGTTCGAATGACAAGAGTTTCATGGCCGGCGGTTACGAAGGCTGGATAACGGTTCTCGACAGTGACGGCAATCGCGTAACGATCCCCAATATCGGCGCTGTTATCGGTGCTGCGTATCTGCGCACGCCGTATGCGAGCGGTAATGGTATCCATATTCCGCCGGGCGGTCTCGACTCGTTGTTCACGACCGTTGTAGATGCTACGCCCCGTAGTTTCACGCAGGCGACTATCAACCGGCTCGTTCAGAACTACCTCTGCAACGTGCTGCAATACGTCGAGGATACCGGGTGGTACGTCGGGACGTCTCGGGCGTATTCGACGAACTCGCTGTACCAGAGTATTCACACGCGGTTGCAGACGTCGTATTACGTGCGCGTCCTGAAAAACAAGCTCCGCTTCATGGAGCAGAAACCGAATACTCCCAGTATCCGGCAGGAGGCTCTGGTGGAACTCCGTACCTATTTCAAGGGAGAGTACGATGCCGGTGCCCTCGAAAACAGCGTTGCCTTCGACAAGGCATATCAGGCGATCTGCGACAAGAGCAACAATCCCGCCGGTCAGGATCGCAAACTCGTTAACATTACGGTAATGTGGATTCCTACCGAATGTATCGAGAGCGTCGTGCTGTCGCTGCAAAGAAACGATGGAATCCTGTTAATTGAGGAGGAGTAAACTATGGCAAAACCGCAAAAACCGCAGGATGCTTTCGTAGCGAATGGCTGGTACCTTAACCTGCCCGTAGCGGGGATTCTTTCCAATGGCCTTTTCGAAACGTTGGAGGGTATGGGCAAGTCCTCCGGTAACGTCGAGATGGTGGATGCAGGAAGTAACCACGTCTACAACTTTACCGACCAGCTCACCCGTTACGACGAGATGACGCTCACCAGAGCGTATCAGGGTAACGCCGCCGACCGTGCTATGGAGGCTCTCGTCAGTACGATGATCGAAACCGGAATGAAACTTCCGGCTACCGCCGTCAAGATGCACCACGGACAGGAGGTGTTCACGGTGGTATTCGAAGGATTCCGGTTCACAGCCGCACGTTACCCGACGTTCGACGTTGGAAGCTCTGAGAAGTTCACCGTCACCTATACGGCGATGTGCGACGGCTGGGAGATCGTTCCTACCAGCGTGTAACGACAAATTCTTTTAACACTATACAGGATTATGGACAGTTTGATTTTCGATCTTCCCATCGGACTTCGTTCTGGTGGGGACGTATTGAAGGAGGTAGAATTACTTCGTACTAATGGTGTGGCAGAGAAAGTTTTCGTGACCAAGATTCCCGAACGCCCCTATACGTGGCAGGGAAACGTCCTTGCCGTAGCGATCAAGAGCATCGGTAACATCGAAATCGGTGCCGAAGCTCGTAGATCGTATGTAAAGGACAACGCGGTTACGATACCCGATGCGGTGAAGAATCTTACGATGGCGGATGTAAATACGCTTCTCGTGGAGATTCACCGCCGGTTGTGGCAAAGTTTCATCCCCCGTCAGGAGGTCATTTGCAAGTACTGCGGGAAACGTCTCCTCGCGGATATTGATCTCGATAAGATCGATTACCGTGATGAAACGAAGGAGTTCATGGAGGAGTGTCCGAATTACGACGAGATCGTGGTCGACCTCGTTTCCGGTTTCACCCCGCCGTCGCTTGGTAAGATAACGGATAAACCCGAATATTCCGACGTTCTACAAACCGAATACAACCGTATGACGTTCCGCGCGCCGCTGCTGCGTGACGCGATCAAAAACGAACGGAAATTCTCGGATTCGATCGGTTTCTGGCGCTGCATCGCTAAGGATTGCCTGCTGCGTGTCGAATCGGTGGAGGACGGTACCGTTACGAGTGTTCTCCCGACGGAGTTCCACACGTACTACGGAATGAAGCTCTACGACGAGTATCTTTCCGGCAGAGACCTTAAAGCTATCCGTTCCGCTCTGACGGAGTATCTTCCTACCCTCCCGTTCGCCTACTACGATCGGTGTGGGTGCGATGAACAAAGAGAGATACCTTACTCTATGGAGGCATCTTCTTTTTTCTCGGAATGACGTTAAACATCGGAACCGCTAAATTCGTCAATAGAGAGTACCCGATGTTCGGCCTTTGGGCTTTACGAAGGGGTACTCTCTTTTTGCCGAAAGATATTTCTCGCGACGAGGACGATCCGAATAGTGAGGAATATTACAGTTTAACGTCACAGGTGTACTTTCTTATGAAGCGTTTACGTCAACAGTATTCGGAGATCATGCTCATGGATACCGAGGATCGCGAAACGTTTTTTCACATGGAGATGGAGGTTTTGAATAAAGAACTCGATGCCTCCAAAAACAAGTAACTATGGCCGGTAAATTGAGGGGCGGAGACCCGCAGTTTTCATACGATTTCGGCATAGCCGTGTCTACGGCTACTCTAAGTAAGATCACCAGACTTACCGGTGTCACCTTGTCACTGGCGGGTGCGTACTACGCATTGCAGAAAACCGCTACGGAGTACGTCGATACGCTTAAACCGAATGCGATGCGCTTCGGCGGGTACCTCAACACGATGCAGACGATGGCCAAGTTACAGGATCGTATCGCCAAAGGACAGACGTCGTTCTCCGTGCAACAACAGATGCGCGGAATGAACGATCTTATGTCGGTCGGCATCAAGGCCAGCGAAAATCTCGACTTCCTCGACAAGAGCGCTCACGCTATGGGTGTAAGTTTCGATGAATTCGCCGGGGCCATTTCCAATGGTATCCGTGGAAACATGTCGGGACTGGTTCAAATGGGACTTCTTACGGAACGCTCCACGCGCTACTTCGAGAAGTATCAGGCGAACACCATTCAACGACAACAGGCGATCCTTAACTTCGTAAAGGAGCATAAGGGATTGCAGACGCTCATTAAGAACGATTTCCGTACGATCAAAGACGGTACCGCACAGATTTCCGGTATCTGGAAAACTTTCATGCAGAGTGTCGTCGGTGATCCGAGAAATCCCGACAGTCTGTATGGAAGCGTGGTCGGTGTATTCGATAAGATCGGTGGCGGACTGTCCAAATCTTTGGAGTACATCAAAAGGGCCGGTTACATGGTCGGTAGAGTTCTCGGTTGGTTCGTCAAACAGATCGGTGAGTTCGTTATGTGGGTTGGAAGAGTCATAAACAAAAGTCTCGACGGCTCCAAGAAGATTCTCGACAATTACAGGGAATCCACGAACTCGCTCATTGTATGGCTGGAATTCATGAAACTTCGGGTAGTCAAGTTTTTCCAAGACTATCAAGAACCTATAAAGACCACACTCAAACTTCTGCTGGCGTATAAGGCGCTTAAAACGGTATTTCTTATCTCTAAGGCGGCGATTAATTCTGCATGGGCGTATGCTGCGGCGATAAACAGTATCGGAGGCGGCTTATACAGAGGGATACGTCGTCCATTCATACGCGGTAAGTGGAGAACTGGACGAATGTTACAAAATCCGGCCAACTACCGTGGTGGTGGCTACAAGGCGCATGGTTTGCAGAAGGGTTCCAGAAAGCGCCGCTGGATGTACATCAAAAATATGTTCATGAAACCGAAAACGCAGACCCAGATCGCTGCGTCATTCGGTATGTTGAAACGTTCTGGGCCTATCATTAAGACTATCAGTGCTGCACTGCTCAATGTAGGGAAAATAGGTTTGAAAGGCATCGTAGGAGGTACGTTGGGTGCCATCCTTCTTGGTTTCGAGGCTCTCAAAATCTACGTCAAGGATATTCTCGGTCTTAGTGAGGAGTGGGATAAGTCCATGCAAAGTATCTGGCGGTTCTTGAAAAGTATCGGGACACTTGTCTCCGACACGATCGGTAGAAAATTCGAGAAATTCAAGACTAACTGGGACATCATGGGTAACCAGTTGTTGACTGCATGGAATAATCTGGTTTACGGTATCGGTAAGACGTGGAGGAACTTCATGCGTACCAACGTCGGTAAGATGCTTGCATGGTTCTTTGGTTATAACAAGACTACGGCTGCTGCCGGTCTCGCCGAGATTACCGGCGGTTTCGATTCCGCTGCCGACTATATCGATATGGTCAATGAGAACAACAAGGGGGCGCATCTTACCGAGATGGAGAGACTCCGGCAACGTCAGGAGGAGACCAAAATGTTAAGTGACCTCTCGTCTTTGCGCCGACAGGCATTGAAGGCTCGTTCTATGGAGGACATAAGCGCACTGGTCAAGGCTGCCAAGTCCGACTTCCAGATAACGATAAACCTGCCGGAAGGCGTTACTGACGTCGTGGCTTTGTCGGATATTATCATCGACCGTCTTAGCTACGAGATGGAGACCAAAGCTACACGCAACGGGGAGATATATGAACAATACCAGTTTGGCGTAATAAGGTAACATGGCAATAATTAATGACGCAGTAGGAGGTTTGCAGAGGCGGTTCCGGTCGTTGTTCAATACGAATACGGGATCGGCTAACGGTCATTATTTTTTCCGCACCTCCAAGAACAGGGGCTATCTTATCCGAAAAAGGGATACGCTCAATACGGTTAACCTCGAAAAGGGGTACGTGTTCCAGTTCAACCCTCAGCAATTGATGGATACGAAGGCTTCTACATGGAGTACCCGTAACTACCCTGGATTGTCGTACAATGACTACGTGTGGGCCGGAGGCGGTGAACGTATCGTGACGTTCGAGCTTATGCTGGATGATACCCCCGGATCGCATACGACTTACTTTCTCCCCGATACGGTGGCGGCTACGATAAAGAATACACCCGTACCCGCTGCTGCGGTGGAACAAAAACGGAATCGTGATACCCTCGCTACGGCTTTCGGTGTTCCGACGATACCCACCAGCAAGGAGACCGCGAAAGTCACGCAGATGGTCGATTTCGAGTGGGATATGAACGGGGCGTTCAGTGTTACCCGTGTCCATGAACGAGGGGTTCTTGACGCGGTGGAGTACCTGCAATCGTTTTTGTATCCGGAACCGTTGAAAGATGAGAATACGCCCCGTTTCGCCGAAGGAGGAATCATATCGCTAAACCAGTTCCGCCCGCCTGCTACGGCGGTATTCAGTTTCGGGCCTATCCTTTTGCAGGGGATCATAAAGTCGGCTCCTGTGACATACCAGTTGTTCGACAGAGACCTTACTCCTATACGGGCTTCCGTATCGGTGGAACTCGGAGTTCTCGAATTCGAAGATTTGACCAGCTCCTCTACAATGACACGTAAGATATGATAAGCAACGGATTCTACAATTACCATAACCTCAAACAGGAGTACCTCGGCGGTAAGGTTAAACATTACCCGATAAAGGATGCTTCCATTACTCTGGAATGGTACGAGTACATCGTAAAGGCGAACGAGACGCTGTATACGATCGCTGCCCGTGTGTTCGGTGAGGTATCCGTTCAGAACTGGACGTTCATTGCGGATAATAATCCACCGCGCAATCCCGACGACTGGAATGTCGGAGACGTAATAAGACTTCCCAAAATAATAGTACGAGATATAATCCGATGAACAATCCTATACAACCGTCATTCAAGATTCGTCTGTATATGAAAGGAGAGATTCCTGCCAATACGGACACTTACCGTGTACGCGGTGGGACACTCGCGAATATCGGAGAATCGAGGTTCATCGATATTGAACGGTTCGTAACGTGGCCGGTCGAGTACAAGGAACAGATGTCTCAGGTTAATACGCTGTCGTTTACGGTGGACAAGTATGCCGAACTTCTGTTGCAGAGAACGTATCTCGGTCAGTGGGTCGTTTTCTTCGGTGGATACTACGATGAGACTGGTTACGGTGTTCGGAAGATATTCGGCGGCACCATAACACGGATACGAACCCGTTTTCAGGATGACGGACGAGTGTCCTATACTGTCGAGTGCTTCGCCTATGGGTTTACTCAGATGGGTAAGGATACCGGTCTCAACTACACGTACCCCGATACCGGTTCCGGTGCGCGTCCCTGCTTTGCAGGAAAGAGTTCGATAACCATCACGGAACTCATACAGGGGATCGTCGAATCGGATGGCATGAAGTTAGGCACTCTCGCCCTGCCTAAGAAAGTCGCCAAGACCACGTTTACTCTTAAAAATGTCCGCCGACAGGTCAACCAGTCGGACTGGGCTTTCCTGAACAGTCTGGCGCACGACTTCGGTTGTATCATGTGGAGTGAAACGGTCGATGGCGTGGAGACCATCAACGTCATAGAACGCGAATCGAAAGAGCTGCGAGAGGACACTAACATACAGTTCCTATATGTTCCCGAGAGGGGCGATATAAAATCCGCGCTATTGCAGGAGATACAACAGTTCGATGATTCGGTGTGGAACAGACCTCGAATCCTTCGAGGTGTGACTGTGGATGAAAACATCAATGCGGCTTACTCCGTAAGACGTTCCGTTGTGAAGTTCAATCCTCAAACGGGACAACTCGAAGATAACGTCGTCGCCGAAATTACGGAGAAAGACGGTAAGAAGGTGATCACGATGTACGAGTTCGATGCGGAACGTGTGAAGGAGGTCGCAGAGAAACAACCCGATGTCGCTGCTAAGATTCGTCGTCTTGGGCCATTCGGTGTCGAGTGGAGTTCCGGAAAGGAGCCTGAGAGTCCTTTGTTCGCACGATACTACTACCGACAGGTCACGAAACCTCTTGACGAGAACGTTGCAGTGTTCGACATGAGCTTTTTAGGTATAAAGATCAAAGCCCGCTGCAATCAAGACCTCAATATCCATACGCAGAGAGTGTATAACGTGCGTGGAATATTGCGGTACAATTCCACAGATCAAGTCGGTAAGTACTATCTTATGGGACTCACTCATACGTGGGACGGTACCGGTACGTGGACTGACTTAGAATTCATGAAGTAATGACCGAGTTCGCACAGATAACCGGTGAGCTTCTCGACAACAGGCTCAAAGTACGTGTCCGCACGGGGAACGAGTTTTTCGCCCCGATGGTCATAACGGGCACTACGGGGACACTTCCGTCGGCCAAATGGCTGTCTGAAAACAAGGACAAGTTCCTCGCCCTTGTTACTTATGAAAAAGATTTGTATATTTCGCCTATGATAACGGGGTTTTACCCGTTGGAGAGTGCTTCGTCGGCAAGCTACGATATACAGGAACGCCTTCTGGCGGTGTGTACGGAGCTTCTCGAACAGTTATTGAAGGCGAAAGTGAATACGATGCTCGGCCCTCAGCCGTTCATGCCTGACACGATACAGGTGTTCAACGACTTGAAGGCGCGGCTCGATGAAATTAAGGAACTTATTTTACCGATAGGCGATGCTCAATAAGACTGCACTGAAAAATTCTCTGTACGATGGTTTCCGTCAGATCATGGAGGATCAGGCGGCCAATGCCGTCAACGGTGACGAGCAGGCTGATCCGGCGGACATAATCGCGAATATCTGCGAACGGATGTCTTCGGTGGTTTCCGATGCAGTGGAGCAGTACGTCAAGTCGGGAGATATACGGATAACGAGTGCCAACATTACCGTAACGGCGCCGAACGGTGCGTGCACGGTAACTCCGGCCGATCCGGCAAAATTGCAGTGACTATGCGGGGACTTTCTTGCAGATTCAAGATGGACAACGGTAAACTGGGTTTGTCGTCCGGCTCTACGAAGGCTTCGGACGATATTTGGTTCTACTGTACCTTCGACCGGATGCGCGTGTACTCTCCGAACTACGGGTTCAACTTCCACAGTCTCGTGCAGAGGCCCGCAAGTTTTTTCATCGTAAACAGGGCGCTTATCGTGTCGACGCTGCAAAATGGAATCGAACAGAATACGAATGATCTGCGTGTCCTCGGAGTGGACGTGGGATACGATCCCTCTGACAGCCGTCGCGATCTTACGCTGCGCATCGAATATGCGGCCGTCGAGGAGAGCAAAACCGAAGTTCAAGGTGTAACGTTTGTTTAGTATGGCTTATAATAAGGAAACGCTGCTCGCGTATTTTTCAGGACTTCCGCTGTCGACGCTTCAAAAATTGCGCCGATATTCGGAGCTTCTTATCATACCGGAGGAAGACCTGCTGACTAATGCGACGATGATACAGATGGTCGACAAGGCGCATCTTCTGGCCGATTCTCTGTTCCCCGAGTGGACGGATCGAAGCAAGTCCGACTTCGGAGAGTTCCTTGTCGAACTGTTCGCACTGTTCTCGGAGAAGGACTTCTGGTACATCAACGCTTTTGCTAACGAGAGTATCCTCAGGAAGGCCCATTCGTATAGTAATGTGTTCGCGCAAGTGTCCGCACTCGGATACACGCCGACGTTGTGCAAAGGGGCTACTGCGACGTTCTCGCTGACATTCGCTGCCGGTAATGCGGCGACGTACAAACGCGGTGATCTCACGGTTATGGTCGGAGACATACCGTTTACGAACGACGAGGATTTCAACGTACCGGCCGAGGAAACCACGCTGACACTGCTACTGCATGCAGGGACGTTTACGTCGGAGGATATTACGTTCAACGGAAACAGTATCTTCATACGGCAGAAGAACATCGACGTGGACAGTGTGCTCGTTCAGATAAACAACGTCGAGTATACACGTGTAGGGACGTTCGGAGAATCCGATTCGGACAGTACGCACTTTATGGTTCTGCCGGAGGAGGACGGTTCCGTGTCTATTTACTTCGGGCATAACGGTTACGGTGTGCAGCCTGCACTCGGAAGCGGCATCCACGTCGACTTCCGCACGTGCGACGGTTCGAAACAGAACTTCGACTTCCCCACTACGATGGAGGTACGTGTTACGGATGATTTGTCGCAGAGAGAGGTCACCGGTGTTACGCTTATGACGGCCGCTACCGGAGGTTCGTATGCCGAGAGTCTTACGTCTATTCAGGAGAAGGCCCCGCTGATGATCGGTGTTCAGGGTACGGCCGTAAATACGGTGTCTACCGAGGGACTGCTCAATACGCTCGGATTCGTCAAACAGTCGAAGGTTACGCTGGACGGTACTACGGTGTCGTACAGGGTTATCCCTACGTCCGGTTCGGAGGAACCCACGACGGAGGAACAGTCGAAGATATACGACTTCCTCTCCGGCCGGCTTATCATGGGGTACTCTCTGTCGTATACGCCGAACACGTATGTGGATTTGCTCGACGTGGCCAGTGAATCCGGTGCGGCCTCCAACATCATTCTGGATATAATCTATCTGAAAGGCTACGACACGTCGATCATCGAAGGACAGGTCAAACAGGTTATTCAGGATGTTACGAATCCGCTGATAAAGGCTACTTACGGTTCGGGATTCGACCTTACGGACGTAGACGTACTGATCCGCAGTTCCGTTCAGGGGGTTCAGAGCGTAAGTTTCAAGGCTACGGTAAACTCGCAGGAAACTCCCATGCGCAGTATCACGATCGCCAAGACTTCCATCTTCAAGCAAGTCGATGCCGGAGATATAATTTGTAGATTCGATGCAATTTAGCAAGTTCATACCCGTTTCAGTCAAAGAACAGGAATTGTCGCACAAGCTGATTTCGGTATTCGACGGCTTGCAGGCATATAAGGAGGAAATCATTTATGGTTCCCTTCGGACTACTAATTTTGCACTGATCGACAACAAGAAGTGGCTGTTAAAAAAACTCGCAGACTACGGATTCTCCGGTCTTCCCTACGAGATGCCTCTACTGGTACTTCAACAGCTATTACTCAATGCTGTAAAACTCAATAAGTTACGTGGGAGTTACGATGGTGTCAGACTGTTCGTCAGTATCATTACGATGGGAGAGGTCACTATCGACACAGACGGTTGGCTGAAAGATTCTGAACAACTTATCCCCGATTCTACGATACAGGGGTACATTACGGAGGATAACGCGAAGCCGTACTTTTATGTCGTAGACGATACCGACGTATTGTCTCAGACGAACACGTTGACGATTCACGTAAAGACACCGTATTTCGGTTCAGATTACGTCATTGCCGAATATGACGACGTAGTGTCGACGTACAATGAGAATAAGGCGGGTTTCTCCGACGGAGGTTCTACGATGGTGTGGAATATCCCCGAGATCGAAGAATACCTGATCGGTACCGCTGACAAGGAGGGGGCCATAAATGAATTCGTCAGCTTCTATTCCGAGGCCCAGATAACATGGGACGTCCAACATCGCGACAGCCCCTATTACGACAAACTGTTAAATCCGTATTTCAGGAATGAGTAGTATTAAGGACAAGGTGTACAACGCCTCGCAAAAAATTATTCGGGCAGTCTTTCATGGCGCCCCCAATCTGTTTACGGCTCCCGATATAAACCGTCAGCTGGACGTGTTCGACCATCGTTTCGGCATGTTGGAGGGTTTCCTTCCTGCTACGTCGGATATGACTTTCAGTGTTGCTAACGGTGAAGCGAAGATGACTTACTCGTACCTCGAAGTCGCTGGGGTACAGTTATATAAAGGCAGTTCCAAGACGGATGTCATTACCGACGGTTTCTACAATGACGACCACCTGATCGGACTGTACGTCAAGCGTAAGCTCGTCACGTATGCGAACGACGGAGCGGATCATCTTATCTCGGGCGCCGTATTCGTCGACGGTACCTCTATGGCAGCGGCGGATCACTACGTCATATCCGACTACGGGTTCGTCGTCGGTACGGCTCAGTCCGGTACGACGCAGTGGGTGTCGCTTCCTTCGGGTGCCGAGGTCGTGTCGGTGGTGTATTCGTTCAACGTCCTTCTCGGCGCAGGATTGCGTTCGAGAGTTCCCAATACGCTCCCGAAGGGATACCCGATGGCGACCAAGATCATCAATACGGTGGTAAATCTGTTTCAGTATCAACCGAGTACGGTCAAGTACGAGATTCCCACCGAACAGCTCGGTTCCTATGCTACCGGTATAGGAGGCGTCGCTTACTTCTACATGGACAAGGATATGCTGATGGTATCCGTCGATGCGCAGGTGGCGTTCAACAATACGGAGGTACCCCAATCTCAGAAGGTTCTTACGGCCAGTATTCCGCTGTCCTCCGTATTCTCGCAGACGTTGTGGAACGTAAACGACGTACTTATTGCCGGTGGTGCCACGACGACGAATACGGGGGAGGCTCAGAATCCGTTCGTCGTTGTATGCCCGGCGGATTTCATGCAAAAACCCGGCAATATCGCGCACACTGAGTACCGAACGTATGTAACCATCGAAACGCAGGGAGAAACGTCTCTAATGATGCCTACGGTCAAGCTGTGCATACGGCTCGCCGCGCAGTCTGTTGTCGGGACTTATTCGTGCCGGTTCCGCGGACAGCTGATCGTACCGAATAAGGGCAGCCGTGCGTAGGCGGTTTTGGGACGTTTGCAAGAGTCGAAAGTTTTTGCTATATTCACGTAGTTTTTAACGGTCGAAAACGACCTCGGTTCAGGGACGATTTTTGGACGGTTTTGGACGAGGTTTTGGAGTTAGGTCAGACCAGATATATTTAATAACAGCTAAATACAGAAGTAGAATATTATATAATTATATATAATAGATATATGGGTATACGGAGTATACCCGGGTATTAGAAGTTATTTATCGTATTGTAGATATAAATTGCGTGGCAAAGCATTCGAAGCATGGGAAAAACGACGATTTTTCAACCTGAATTAGCGACCATCGACGAGCAGGGTTTTCGGCTGATGCGATCTCCTTTCCACGGGAGGACGATCCGCGGTTTCTCAATCGAGGGTCTTGCGCGTCATTACTACGGATACTTTTCGCGGCAAATCGACGCACTCAACGAGCGGATGAAATTGCTGGGTGAATCTCCGCGCGAACTTGTCGAACTGCAACAGTCGCGGGATGTTTATCTGAGGAACTACTCGGCGAATGTTTTCAATCATTGCTTCTGGTTCGAACAGCTTACCGAACGGAAGGTCGAAATGCCGGAAGCACTCGAAGAACTTTTCCATGAACACTTCGGAGACTTCCGCGCTACGGTAAGGGAACATGTTGCGACGAATATGGGTTCCGGTTTTCTGTGGGTGTACGCACGCGGTTCGGACGTATACATGCGCATGTGCCCGAATGCGCTCAACCCGTTGTGGAGGGATACGCCTGCTCCGTGGCAGGGATCACCGTTGTTTTGCATCGATTTGTGGGAGCACTCGTGGTATATGGACTACACGTCGTGCGACGAATATGTGAATGGAATTCTCGACGACTGCACCGACTGGGAGGTCGTTACCGAACGAGCTATCGAATATGGAATATTGCAGCAACCTCCTCGCGACTGACCGCGAGATTATCGAACATGGAACCTCAGTCGAGGAAATATCGGAGACACTCACACTCCCGAATCCGAAATACCAGAATATCGTCCGGTTCGGTAAGGGAAGGTTTTATTCGAAGGTAGACCCTACGATCTGCTATCTTCGAAAAGAGGGAGACCGGTATGTGCTTCCCCGCTACTACTTCGGGCAGCCTACGTCGACGGACGGTCTTGTCATGGGAAGACGCACGTCGTTTCACCACAGGATCACCCTCAGAGACTATCAAAAGAAGTTTTTCGACGACAACCCTGCGATGTACGATTCGTCGGGGGTTTTGATCGAGATGCCGTGCGGTCATGGGAAGACGGTTTGCGCGATCTACCGCACCGCACGACTGCAAGTGCAGACGCTCGTTTTGGTGCCGACGTATTATCTGGCGCGACAGTGGGAAAACGCTATTCGTGGTGTAACCGATGCTTCGACGGTCGTTTTGATGTCAAATGCGACGGAAATGCCCTTTAACGCCGATTTTACGATCGTGGTTCTCGACCTCTTTACGGTTCGCGTGCTTCCGGAGGAACTTGTGAACAATATCGGACAGGTTATCCTCGATGAGGCGCACAGGATCGGTGCCGACACGTATATGCCGATACTCGATGAGATTCCGGCGTACTATCGGACGGCACTTACGGCTACGTTCCGACGAACCGACGGTGCACACAAAGTACTGGCGTATCACTTCGGGGATCGGTTCAGGATGGAATACCAGTTCCGCAAACCCTACGTGTATGCGCTCGATACGGGTGTGGAGGTACGAGGTGTGACGTCCAAGAACAGGCCGCATTCTACGATTCTGAAATATTTGGAACAACACGACTATCCCTACACGGAGACCGCATCGGCGATAAGTTTCGATCCCAAACAGTGCAAGTCTGTAACGGACGAATACATGGCCGGTCATTGGAACAAGACCGAGTACAGGGAGCTTATGAAGACGATCGAACGTGCTCAGGATATGTCCTATACCACGTTGGAGAATTATCTGTCGGAGAATTGCGCACGTCGGAAAATCGCTATACGCGCTATTCAGGAGGCACTCGACAAGGGACGCACCGTGTTGTTTCTGTCGAAACGCAAGGAGGTGCTCAAAGCGCTGTATGAATATTTTTACGATTACGGGCCGATGCTGGTCATATCTGAGACGAACCGGTTTACGGAGGACGAGACTCGGTATCTCGAAAACGAGTGCCCGCTCGTGTTCGGTGTCACACAGTTGGCTAAGGAGGGTCTCGACATTCCCCGTCTTGATACGCTTATCATACACCTGCCGCTCAAAGATACGGAACAGGCTATCGGACGCATCTCTCGTGAATTTAACGGAAAGAAGCCACCGGTTGCCCTATACCTTCTGGACAAGTGTCCGTATACATACGGAGTGTTCAGGGCGGCCCAGAAGACAATCGCGATAAATGCCGAATACAGAGGGATGATGACGATCCCTGAGTTGAAGAAGTTACTTTAATGACTGAGAGAAACATGAATTTTGTTACCATTATTGCACGAGAGATCGTTAAATTGGCTATATTTGTAGTGCTCGTGTGGATGCCTATCGAACTTAGCAGGATATTCGATGATGCCAACTATCTGTGGATGTATGCGCTGTCGGTATTTCTGTTCATCGTTACGATTACGCATTACGAGAACCTTTCCCGTATAGACGCTATCGAAAGGACATTTGACAAAGACGAGGATGATGACACCAGAGAGTAACATACGTGCCAACCGCAGGGAGAGACGACTGCTTCTCCGCAGGGGAAAGACCGGTGAGCAGTGGACTACTTTCGCCGACAACAAAGGATTCGAGTACGACTACAAGAGCGTGGCGAAATTCGCTTCGCTGTGCAATTTCATTCTCGGAGGACTTAAAAGGGGATTTCCCGTCCTTGCCCGTAGACTGCACTATCCGGCGTGGGCCTGCTATCCGTTCTTTTTCGTCAAGCGTGACTTGAAAGTTAAAGACCCGATCCCGATTCTCAACCATGAGAGGATACACGTAGTTCAGCAAAGAGAGCTGCACACGATCATTAGCTTCCCGCTCGCGGTTATTTCCGCGTTCACTACACCGTGGCTGCTTATGGCAGTACCGTTCGTGCCTACGATCGTATACATGGCGGATTACGTCAGGGTGTGGTTCAAGTTGTCACGCATGAAACGGGCGGGTGAAACCAAGTACGGGAAGATAACTGCACAGGTAATCCGCGCCAATACGTGCTTCGAATTGGAAGCTACGTCTAAGGCCCCCAATGCGAACTACCTTCTGGAACGCAAGTTCATGGCCGAACTCTCGTGGACTGGTTGGAAGATATTCCGTAACTATGGGAAGTAATTGGTATCGTTTCATCAACGGAGTGTTCGGGGGTATCTATTCGTTCGCACTCGGGACGCTGCTGTACGAAGTGCCATTTTCAGAGGATGATGTGGTGATGTTCGTCGTAAGCGATTTTCTGTGCGTGATCTGTTTCGTGGCGGCTACGGCGTGTTTCTATCAGATGTATACCGGTAAAGATTTGTTTCGATGAATTACGATTTCGACAGGGATACCCCGCAGAGCGCATACGATGCGTTGTATGAGAAACCCATAGGGTATGTGTTCTCGGTAAATCCCGATGACTACGAGACGGTCATGGGGAGAATTTCCGATGGCGCCCGCGATGGATTTGCCGTGTTCCCTATAATGCCCGGGACGTCGCTGTACGTGCAGTATGGGTGTGACCATTGTGTGGTCACGACCAAGTAGGACGTTTGGAAATATCATTCGCAACATCTATATTTGTTCTCGTTCACAAAACATTTTTCATAATTTAATTTTACAAAACTATGGTAATCGGAAAAATTAAACCGACGGCTACTCTCGTAGCACAGTACCCCGCCAATTGCGAGGTCGATGCAATCGAACATGACGGCAGACTGTTCCTGCCGGTCGTATCGCTCGGGGCTTTCACACCGACTAAGGAGGAAGACCCGAAGCCCGCTAAAAAATCCGCTCCGACGTTCGAGGAGGCTACACGGGAGCCTGCCGCAGTTTCTCCCGCTCTTGCTGTATCGGAAGCCGAAGTTTCGGAGGACGACACGCAGGATGAACTTCCCGTGTACGCTGAACGCGATCTGATGGAGATGCCGACGAAGGAGCTTCTTGCTATCTGCGAAAAGCTCGGTATCGATCCCGACGCACAGGAGGGTAAGAACACGAACAAGAAACTTCGCCTGCTGATTCTCGACGCACAGGAGGGTATGAAACCTGCTCCGAAGGCTACTTCGAAATCCGCGTCGAAGGCGGATGACGATACGGACGATCTTCCGTTCGAGGATTCCATGCCGAAATCTGCCAAGACGAAGGATTTCACGCATGACGTGGCCAAAGTTCTCGAAGCGTTCGACAACGGGGATATGAACGAGAAGAAGTCCCTCGCTACGATCAAGGGATACGCTCCGTCGGATGACTATGACGAGGAGGGTGTCGAAAAGGCATTCCGTGAATTCGCTGACAACAGCGAGGCCGACATCATGGACATCGCCCAACAGATTTCCGATGCGCTCAATTCTCAGTCCGGTGAGGAGGTTGCCGAAGTAGGCTCGAAAGAGGAACCCGCCGGTGAACTGGTAGAGCCTTCGCAACTCCACGTAGGAGATCGTGTGTCCATATACTGGGCCGACGAGGCGAACAAATGCTGGTACTCCGGCGAAGTGTCTGCGATGCGGCGCGGTAAACCCACGATCAAATACGACGACGGTACGGAGTCTATGCTCGGCGAGCATAACACGAAGATCATGCTGATCGAAGAGTAATCCGATTACCATTCAGCGGACGGGGGAGGGTGACATTGTTTGCTCTCTCCCTCGTTTTTCAAAACAAGATACATTATGCCTACATTAAACAACAGCGAAGAGGGTCTGGCGTTGACCGCGCTTAATTATCATCAACGGAAACTCGAAATAAAGGAGATCGAGAAGGAACTCGCTACGATGCGTCCGGCACTCGAAGATGGTGTCGACAGGCTCGGTAACGTTACGTCTACTGGAAGTCGTGTGGCGGTTATTCCTTATGCCGACAAGGAGATTCAGTTGAGGAAGGACTTGCGTCTTACCGCCGTGCTCGTTCCCGAAGCGGAGGATATACTCCGCCGTCACAAACTTACGGAGTGCTTGGAGACGACCACGATTATTCGTGAGGATGTCATTCAACGCATGTACGAGAGAGGGGAGATTTCTATCGATGTCATGAAAGAGCTTTACGTCGAAAAGGAGACCCGTGCGTTTTCGGTCAAAGTAAAGAAACGTTTTCATGAGGAGTAAAAAATTCACGGTTTCCATCAACGGGAATCTTACGGATGTATACGTCATTTCCGGTTTCGCTCGTGAGTGTGACCGATCGATCGATACGATACGCCGGTATGAGAGAAACGGTGTTATTCCGCCAGCTTTTCTCATGTACCGCGGTGCCCGCTGCTATCCGGTCGAATTCACGAAAAAAGTCGCACCGCTTATCCGGCGGATTCCGTGTAATAAGAAGTGTCCGACGGAATTGATTGTGGAAATAAACCGAATTTTTTCAGAGGAAAGGAGTAAATATGCCTAAAATTGCAGAAACCGATGCCAAGAAAGTTCTCCGTGACGCAGGGTGTACGATATACTACGAGAAGTCGCTGACGAAGAATCTCGGTAATTACGAGAGCGCAAAAGTTACGGTCGGCGTAACGCTGCCGATTGAACCTACGAGGGAGGAGGTCGCATTGGTCAAGACTACGATCGAAAAGGCCGATACGATCATTACCGAGGAACTGGAAGTTCAGCTCAAAGAACTCGACGGTAAGTGATGAACGGGTTGCACAAATTGCGGAAGGAGTTTTCCGTCAGCGGTATCGTGGATTTCGAAATTCTGCTGTACATGGCGCTTATATCAAATGTGTCCTCCGGTAAAGTGGAGGGAGACGATACGGTGTACGCGCTGTGCTCGTGCAGGAGAGACGATCTATACGATATATTTGCGACGTGGGACGAATCCGAGATCGACAAGGCTGTGGATGTCCTCCTTCACAAAGGTCTTATTTTCATGGACACCGAAGGAGGCATCTACGCCGGTGAAATACGCGGGTCTCGGTTCTTTCCGTTCAACGCGGAGAGTTCCATTGCGGATGCTGCTATCGAAAAACTCAGGGAGGCTATCAAGTCGTTCGAAAAACCTCGGTCGGCGCTACGAAGAAGCCGTGGAAGATTTATCGCCGAACAGATAAACACGTATATAGATCGTGGTATCTCGGAGATGACCCCCGGGGACTTCACCACGTTGTTTACCTATTTATATGAAATATTCACCGGTGGGGAAACGTACACGGTGCGCAATAAGACGGAGTACTATCAGACGACTAACATTCTCAAAGCCTACGATAAGTTCACGACGTTTGCTATATTGGTGGAGGGTACGTTGAATTATCCGGCGTATGACCGGAGGGGTGTACCTACGCTTACTCGGGTTTCGGTAATGAAGGACACGATATTCGGTGTTCTCAGCAGGGGCGACGGGAGCAAGGATTATATGAGGGAGGTCGATGATGAAAGAGAAGGATTCTAAATTTACGCAGTACCTTCTGGATTGCGGGATACGCTCCGGTTGGCACGACAAGGAGATCGACGAGTTCACGAACGATCCGAGAGCGCTCGAAACAGTCATGCAGTACGTGGACAACGTAGGGGAAATGCTTCGAAGCGGTGTCGGTTTGTATCTGTGGGGAGCGAACGGTACGGGAAAGTCGCATCTGTTGAATACTGTATTCGTCAGGTTCATCAAGGAGCGGTACCGGTGTAGGGTTTATTCGATGGACGATATTGTCAGTAACGTCACGGCTTCGTGGTACTCCGATGAACAGAGGGTCATGTTCCAACGGATGCTGTGTACGGTGGACTTCCTCGGTATCGACGAGTTTGGGAAGAACGTAGATGCGAATGGCGATGCTATTCCGCTTCCCGATCTGGTGAAACGGGTGATTGAGTCCGTGCTACGCTATCGTATACAGATGCGACGTCCGGTGTGGATCACGTCGAATACCGATCCGAAGTATATACGAACGGTGTTCTCCGAGGACGTCGGGTCACTCCTCAATGAAGCGGTGGTGCCGGTGGTAGTCCGTGGACAGGACTATCGAACGGTTATTCAAAAACGACTTAAAGGACTGCTGTATGACTGACGGGGAGAAGCTTTTGCTGGCCATTGTAAATAGGAGAGACCTTAAAACGCTGTCCAAAGTCAGAAGACACTGGCTCGATGGTTCCGAGGTGGTACAACATCGGTTCATTGTGGACTACTACAAGGATAGCGGTGAGTTCGTCGGTGCGAAAACCTACTGCGAGAAGTTCGGTCTGGACGCTTCCGAAGTGGATGCTCGTCCGACGTACTATCTGAGGATCGTCCGCGAGAGGTATCTTTTTACACGAATATCGGAGGAGATACCTAAAATCGTAAAGGGCCTGAAAGGAGACCCTAATAAAAAGCTGTCTGACCTCCGTACTCTCGTTTCGTCACTGTCGAACGACGGTATGGAGACAAAGGACGTTCTCTATTCGGACGATACCGACAAACGTCGTACCGATTACGAGGAGAGGGTCGCTACAAAAGGTGTCACGTATCTCAGTATGGGTGCTGAGGCTTTGGACTCTACATTGTACGGGTACAGGAATACGGATTTGATTACTATCGGTGGTCGTGCCGGTCAGGGAAAGACGTTTTTGATCGTGTATCTGGCAATACTTCTGAACAAGGTCGTAATGAAACTTCGTGAGGAAGGTACGTCGATCGGGGACATACTGTTCATCTCGAATGAGATCGGGGAGGACGAACTTCGGGAGCGGTTCGATGCGATCATGTTCAAGCTTCCTTACGGAAGGTTCCTCAAAGGAGAACTTACGGAGCGTGAAAAGTCGAGGTACTATCATGGTCTGGATTCTTTGAAGGAATCTTCGTCCGCGATACGCATCGTGTACAGCTGCGCGACGATCGACGAACTTACGGCATTGGTCGGTCTGTACAATCCGGCGCTCATATTCGTAGACGGTTCGTATCTGCTGGAACCTTCTATTCAAGAGGGTTGGGAGAAGATCACCTATATTACTCGTAACCTGAAACGGTTGGCCAAAGAGACGAAAACACCTATCGTGAACACTACACAGATGCGTCGTGGAAGCGGTACGAAAGCGTCTAAGGACGGTTTGTCCGGTCAGGATGACTTCGCATACGCGAGTTCATTCGTTCAGGATTCAGACATTGCGCTCCGAATGTTTCAGGACGCGGACATGAAGTTCTACGATCAAGTCGGTCTGGAACTCGTAAAGGGAAGACGTGCTGCGGCAGGTACCACGTACATCTTCCAGAACAACCTTGAAAAAATGGACTTTTCCATAAAACTCAGCGCCTCGTATGAAGACGATACCACAGTTGCTACAACGGTTAGACCCGAAGTCGGAATATGATACTACGGTGGGTTATGGGATTGTGTCTGTCGGTAAGGGGGTTCCTTACGATGTGCTGGTTGAAGGTAGGTTCCGGTTTTTCGGTTGGACTTTCATGGTTCACCGAGACCCTAACAACCCTGAACTTTACGCTGTCTCTGAGGCTAAGACGGGGGCTAACATCAGTTGTTACGGTTGTGCTACGCCCGAGAAGGCGGTCAGGGAGGCGGTGAACGTATTGTGGAGAAGACGATACATGCTTCATACGAGTATTATGGACATAGTAGTCGGTAGACATATCGATTTCGAAGCTAAAAACAGAGGGTTGTCCCTCGGTATCGATGTAATGACATGGAATTTATAAAAGAACTGGGTACGCATCGTACCTTCTGCGAAATTTTCGGATGGTACGCCGTACCGATCCACTACGATACGGTATTCTGGGTGGACGGCATAAAGTACTGTATCGGAAGCAGGGATGACGCTCCCGAGTACCGGTGGGTGTTCGAGATGGAATCCGGTGCTGCATGCGCACCTGCTGCCGAGGATAATTACAAGGGAAAACGGTATACCGATATGGAACTCGTCGAAATATTCCTGCGCCGTAAGAAGGAGGCGGAGGATTCCGGTGACTGCGTTCCTTACAGGGTTGCCGATTTCAATAATGTGAACAAAGCATTCATGGCCTTATGGGAAGTAACGATTCTAAATTAGGAGACCGCTTGCTGCTTGCAGGTATCGTAATCGGTGCGGTCGTGGTGGTCTCGTGGGTGGTCGCGCCGTTGTTCTACGCAGCTCCGCTGCATTTCTATGCTCGCTTCGCGCTCGCATTGTTCGCGGTGTTGGTCTTTGCGGTGCTGAGGATGTATAATGCCGTAGTAGGGAATACGCGGTATAACATTCACTTGATAAAGGCTATTACGGAGCTTAGGAAGTCACTCGTTCCGCTCGGTACATTGATACAAACACACAAAACTGCGCTCGGTGTCAATGGAACGAAGGTGAAGTCGGCGACAGACTCCGTGGAGCGCCTCAGGGAAGTTCTCGAAAGTCTCAGAACGAAACGATGACCGAGCTTTTGAAAGTATTGGAGGACTACGATCCCGTAAGAATGTCCAACGGACAGATACGGTGCATGTGTCCTTTCAGGGAGAATCACCCTGACGGCAGTGGTAGAAAGTCTTTTTTTCTGTCCCCTGAACTCGGGGTGTTTCATTGTTTCTCGTGCAACGCGAAGGGGAGCGCCGTAAGACTGCTTACTCGGAGATTCGGTGTGAATTACTTCGACGCTATGGAAATGGTTAATCTGGCCAGCATAGTCGGGGATAAACCCAAGAAAGCCGAATTCGAATTGGACAAGTCCTTTACGGTGACACCTCCGAAATATTTTCTCGACAGAGGGTACAAGGAGGAAACGCTTAGACACTTTCGTTTCGGTGAAACCGATGACGGGTGGATGATTATCCCGTTTTATCGCGGTAGAGAACTGGTCGGTTTTCAACAACGAAAACAGACTCCTGACAGAATTGTTCGAAACAATACAGGGTTCAACAAAAAGGAGTATTTGTACAACTATGACGACGGGTACGATTACGTGGTAGTCGTGGAGGGTTATTCGGATGTACTCCGGCTGTACGAACACGGGTACAATGCTACGGCTGTCCTCGGTGCTGACGTAAGCCGGTGGCAGGCACGCAAAATCTCTGAATTTGAGCACGTATATCTGGCCTTCGATAATGACGACGCTGGAAGATGCGCCACGGAGATTGCCTATTGGCAAGTGTCCCCGTATACGGATGTGAAACTAATACCCTATCCCACGAAAGACCCCGGTGAGTGTGTGGATAAACGAACGTGGGCAGAGAGTTTTCGCGATGCTACGGACTATGCCGAATACGCTACTTACATGGCTATGTACTGGGACGGTTACATAGAGATGCGCGAGAAGGTTAAACACGATCTTAAACACAGGGTTGAGGATGATAATTAGCAGTTTATTACTGGAAGAAGATCGGTTGGTATGCGTTACGGCTACCTCACGATTGACTGATTCCGATAGAGGACATCTTCTTAGTTTGTACGGAGAGGATTATATTAGATTCGTGAGTGTCTGTGTCAAGCCTTTTGCTGATAGGTCACGAGTGGTCATTGAATATACGCGAGGTACCATTGTTCAGGAAGCTACGTTCAGCTCTTCCTCTATTAGTGGAGGTATAAAGTACGCCGATCTCGATGAATTTTGCCAACAGTTCCCAGATGTATACTTCGAATGTCTCGACGCTACCGCGGTACCTTTCGACGAGGATACCGAAGTTAGACATCCAGAGGTTTCAACAAACATTTTCAGCGTTGGAGTGTTCTCCGATGCTATCGTTGCAACTACGGATAGTCTATTTACTACACCTCACGTGAGAAAGGAAGTATGTAACCATATCGCACAGGTGCTATACGATAATTACGAGCGGTACATTGATGAGAGGATCGAAGGAGGTAAGACGCGGTGTGCCCTATCTGTTAAAGTAACATCTGAGGAGAAGGATTCTTTGGCCGTTTGCAAATAATGATTACATTTGCTATCTTTACAATAGATTAAATCCATGTCGGGTTATATGTAACCCACAGGTAATACAATACCAACTAATAATTAAGCATTATGCCATCATTGGAAGGGTCTCCCAGAAGGAGACGTATCTCGGAGGAAACATCCGAAAGAAGCACCTCCGGTTGGGGTGCAGTCGCCCGCCGTCAGGCAGAGATCGCTGAACGACGGAGTGAAATGGAAAACCAAGTAAAGGAGTTCTATTTGAAGGACGGTGAGTCGGCCACGATTCAGTTTCTTCATGACGAGCCGTATTGTTACGACGCACATAGCGTGCGCGACAAGAACGGTCGTTTCTCCGTAGTCCCGTGTCAACTGAACACGCAGAGACGTTGCGAGATGTGTTCTCGCGGTATCAAACAAACGTGGAGGGCCGCATTCAAGATTCTCGACTACCGCGGTTCGTGGGACAAGGACAAAAAGAAGTTCACCTACGACAAACCGGTCGAAAAAATCTGGAAGGTCGGTGCTACGATCGCCAACCAGCTGAAATCGATTCGCGATCGTCGTGGTAAGGAACTAACGGAGATGGTTCTCGAAGTCACCCGTTCGGGTTCTAATACGGACACGACGTACAATTTCGAACCGGCGTTCGATGATGACGATCGAAAGAGAAGTCCTATTCCGTGGAAAGAGGCTACGCCTCCTGTCGAGACGTTGTGCCAACCTCCCACGGATGACGAGATCGACGCATCAGGTTATTCCGATTCTATGTAATGACAGGGAGCGATAAGCTCCCGTCTTTGTCTTATCACCATGAGAAAACTCGATCTATATAAAGGTAAGGGTCTTCTGTTGTCCAGTGTCCGTGAATTGGAGGAATATTTCGAGAGCCTCGAATCCGATGGACTCCTTACGTGGGACTGGGAGACTACCGGTTTGGAGTACGACAGTATTCCTTTGGGTCTCGCGTTACATCAACGGGGTAAGGAACCGTGTTTTTGTCCAGTCGATTACTTTTTCACGGAGGCGGTTCCGATCGGTGACATTGTAGAATTGTGCAATCGGTATTTCCCGCGATTCCGTATGATCGGACACAATACGAAGTTCGATAGCATGATAAACGTGATGCAGGGAATCAAGGATGAGAACTGCCGTATCTTTGCAGATACACTTACGATGGTGCATCTGTACGATCCTGCGTTAGACATGCAACTTGAAACACGTGTTGCTGAGGACTTCGGTTATAGGAAGCCTACATTCGAACGAAAATGTGAGGAAGCCTTTCCCGGGAGTAAACGCGGTCAGTGGAAGTGGAATAAAATAAACTGGTCGGTGTCTGGTAACGAGCTACTGCCGATTCTTGCTGCATACGCTTGCGAGGATGCCTATTGGGAAACCAAGTTGTACCATTACTATCGTCCTAAACTGGACAGTGATGCGATGTGGGTTCTCGATAACATCGAGATGCCACTGGTAAATATCCTTCGTGATATGAAGATACGGGGTGTCCTTATCGATGTTCCGTTTCTACGGTCACTTGGAGATGTGGTCGATGTGAAGCTCGCTGAGCTTAGGGAAGCCATCTACGGGGAGGCCGGTTGCGTGTTCAATCTGCAATCGTCACCGCAGAAACAGAATATTCTGTACGACAAAATGGGGCTTCCGGTTCTCAAAGCTACCAAGTCCGGTGGACGAAGTACGGATGCCGACGTTATGGAGATGCTCGCTGACAAGGGGTATAAGATAGCTGAATACTTCGTGAAGTACTCCGAGATTCAGAAACTAAACTCTGGGTATATCCAGTCGATTCCTGCGCTGGTGGATCGACGTAACGTACTGCGTGGAGACTTGAATTCAAACGGTACTAAAACGGGAAGATTCTCGTCCCAGAATCCCAATCTTCAAAATCAACCTAATAACCACGACTTCCCGATACGGAGGGCGTTTATACCGCGCCCCGGGATGGTGTTTCTGAATTACGACTACTCGCAATTGGAGTTGCGCGTTATGGCCCATGTAAGTCAGGACAAACACTTTTTGGAGGTATTTCGAAACGGTGAAGACCCGCATGGTGATGTGGCCCGACGATTGGGTATTCCTCGACGTGGCGCTAAGGTGGTAAACTTTGGAGTTCTCTATGGTATGGGGCCTGACAAGTTGGCTCATACGATTAACGTTTCCACGAAGGAGGCTGACAAGATCATCAATATCGATTATTTGAGGACATACGCCGGTTTCGCTGCATGGAAGGTTAAGACAGAGAACTTCGCTAAGCGGTATGGTTTCGTAAAGAACATCTTCGGTCGCATACGCCGGTTGCCGAATGCTACGAAGGGGCCTCTTGAAAGAACACCTAAGGAATTCTACGGTGCTCTCAGACAGTCTGTTAATACGATTGTGCAGGGAAGCGGTGCCGATATGGTTAAGCTTGCCATGATTAAGATGGCTACTCGTTTCAAAGAGGAGGGAATCGACGCGCATCTGGTGTTGCAGGTTCACGATGAAGTCCTTGTCGAAGCATCGATAGCTGATATGTATCGTGCGCAGGAGATCGTTATCGACAGCATGGAGAATGCAGTAAAATTGAGTGTTCCGATGCTGGTTGACGGTAAGATTATTACGAACTGGGCCGAAATGAAGGATGACGATACGCCGAGTTTCCCGCTTCGGTTCGATTACTCACTTTACACTACGCTGTTATGATCTACGAGGATGAGGAAACCCCTACGATGGGGGAGGATTATGAAGACGAATATTTCGACGACGGTATCGACCAGAATGATCCTGACGATGGGGATTACCCGGATGATGGTACTGACGAGGAATACGACGAAGTGGAAGATGCCCTGTCGGAAGCAGCAGCTATCGACGGTGGTTTGCAAGACGCTATTCTAACAACCATTAACAGTTTTTTCTAATGCCTAAGAAAGCTGTCTCGTCATTCGCGGCGATGTACGAGAAATTCAATGATACGATGGGATCGGGTGTGATACATACTGCCTCCAAGATGCCTCCGTGCCGCAAGATAAAGAGCGTTATTCCGATGTACAACTACGTGACTACCGGTGGGTTCCCCATTGGACGTATTATTGAACACGTAGGGCCGAATGGTTCACTGAAAAGCTATGCCGGTTACGATGCGTTGGCCAAGTTTCAACATTACGACTGGGCGAATCATGTGGAGAACGCCTTCGTGTCATTCGAATGCGGTGGTGAGGGTGAGATCAAGGAGATCAAAAGTTACACCCTGCGCAAGGGATATAAACCTGAGCGGGAACCCGAATTCCGCTACTGCGTGTTGGTCGATCTCGAATCGACGTATACGCCTGACTGGGGAAAGAGACTTGGAATAGATAACGACGCCTTGATACTATTCCGCCCGTCGTCACTGTCTCAGGCGGTAGATGCGATGCAGATATTTTTGGCCGATCCGAACATATCGTTCGTCATGTTGGACAGTCTCTCGGCGATCGGTACCGATGACGAGATGGAAAGTTCTATGGAGAGTAACCAGATGGCTTCCGGTGCTCGTTTTTGGAGCCGCGCGTTTAGAAAGTTTCTGTCGGCTATGATTGAAAATCCTAACAAGGGGGAATCTACGCTTTTGTATATAAACTCGCTGTACCAGAAGACCGGTATCCCCTACGGGAATCCTGAAATAATCCGCAACGGAGACCAGATCGCACGTGCGAAAACATTGTCCGTGAAGTTCAAGGCGTTGAAGGAGATTCAGGGAAAGACCGACACCGGAGATATTGTGACTGGACAGAACATCGCTCTGGAATGCCTCAAAAATAAGGTAGGTATCGGTAAACGCAAGGGTAGTTTCTATTACGCCTATGTGGATGACGGTGTGGTACCTGCTTACACGACGGACGTAAACAGTCAGCTGATCGATCTGGCTATGCGCTTCGGTCTTATCGAACGCAAGGGGGCATGGTACATTTGGGGTGATTTGCGTGTTCAGGGTCTCGATAATTTCGTAACCGAGGTGGTATCTAAGGGTAAACTTTCGGAGATCGAACGCGAGATCGACGCCAAGATAAGCGATACTTCGTTATGACGTACCCGAGCATATACTTAGAAGGAACCTGTGCGACGTTTACCCAAAAGCAGTGCGAAAGACTGTTCAAGGGTAAACGTCCTATTTCGTGGAACTGGCTCCGCAGAAGGATAAAGTCTCAGATTCCCCAGCTGTACGATGCACTGTCACTTGACCTTCGCACTTTTTATGAACAGGAGACATATTCTACCAAGACGCACTACATTTTCACACATTCAGCTACGGATTACTTCCTTCGCAAGGTCTGACTAAAACAACGGCTATGTTCGTACATGCTTGCAAGTGCAGGGTATTCATCCCGTGCCTCGGTTTCAAGAGGTACTTCCTTCGTCTGGGATATTCGGTGTTTTCCGGTTCAATGAATAATACGACATTGTATGCGCATCCTACGGAAGACGGTGCAGTTCTTACCGATCTTCCTGACGAGGCTTACATACATACATACATACATAGATTGCGGTAGGAACGTAAAACTGTTCAAGGCTATCGCTGCGATAAATGATGTTACGGATTACGGACAAGTATTCGTGTCGCATTCCGGTTGGACACTCTGTCCGTTCGATACGTTTCCGATGACACCTAAGACGGAGGGTTTTCGTAAGGCTACTGCGGAAGAACTTATTCAAAGAATCAATGAAATATGCTTTTAGGACTCACTGTTACGCTTCTCAGTATTTGGCTCGTTTTGCTGATCGGAGAAACTGTTATATGGAGTGATAAGTTTAGGGACGTGCCTAAGATCACGATTATTCGGTTTATGTGGATATACGCGGAGGTACTTATGATGTGTTTGTTGGCGTTGGTGGGTATTTTTTCGCTTCTGTTTTTATGATTGCTCCGTATTTGCTTCTCGTGTCAGACACACTGCCTCGGAATATTCGTGTGAATGAATGGGGCGTGGTCGTTAATCCGTATAGACTACATATTTCGGATAGCTCCCGACAGGAGGTCATACTTAGGTTCATTTGTGTAGACGGGTGGTGGTTCGGAGATGTGGACTACCGGTTGCGAGTTACAGGGAATAGACTTTCCCCGATCAAGTATGGTGCGCCGAAATACGAGAGTCTGCAACGATTTATAGAATTCTGCGTCGACAGCTTAGAGTATACACTGTCTAAAAATCCACGGAGTTCCTTTCTAAGAAAAGTCCTTCCGTTGATTCGCAAGCTGTCGACGATGACTGAAAAAGAGATCATGCAACATGTCGAACAAGAACTTCCCTTGTAAACTTCCCAAATACGCCGGCAGGTTGTTCGGCGAGGAACAAACTACACGTGCACGTTCCGGTAGACAGGAGAGCAGGATCGCGCGCGAATTGAAAGGACGTGTCACGATCAATTCCGGTGCTACGTTCGGTCAGAACGATGTGTTCACTGACTACTGCGAAGTAGAGGCTAAGACTACCGGTAAGGAATCTTTCTCACTGAAACTGTCCGACTGGCGAAAACTCAGGAAGAAGTGCTCCACGACGAAGATTCCTATACTGGTCGTTGATTTCGAGAGTTCGAAAGACAGTCTCGCGGTTCTCCCTTATGACGACTTGCGGTATCTAATTGAGAAGGTGAATCGTGAAACGGACTGAACGCGAGACATTTGGATAAGTAAATACGAATTCCTATATTTGCTACGAAACAACAAAAACAATCCCCACAATGAAGTATTATTTCGTAAAGACCCTTGAAGATAAGGGTCGTCCGCGTGTCCGCGCATTATCCGGACAAACTTTTGAAGATGGTACCCCGATCGATACTACGCTTAACGTGAGAGCTGATCGAGAGATTCGTACCCATTATCCTATGGGAACCGTCTACGGTGTCAAGAGTCTCTCGATGTCCACAGGATTTCTTGATGTGGAACTCGATGGAGATTCCCGACCGATGTGGCCGCTCAATGTTAAGTCCTACAAACTGGATTCCCACAGACCCTCTATCGAGATGGTAAGGGCCTATGAGGAATTCATTGGTGTTTCGACTAAAATACCCAAGCTTTCTGCCGACAAGCCGATCTCTGCAAAGAGTTATCTGGGACGTCTTATGGGAAACAAACGGTTCTCGCCTCCTACGATAGAAGGTCAGGGATTCTTCGTGAACTCGTCGCAGTGGTATCTGCTTCTTCGGAATATTCAGAATCAGGTAAACACGATTCTTCTCGGCGCTACTGGTACAGGAAAAACCGAATTGGTCAGACTTATATGTGACACACTGGGCATTGAATGCCATGTGTACGATATGGGCGCTATGTTAGACCCTATAAGTGGTCTCTTGGGTGTGCATCGTTTGTCGGAGGGTGGTTCGGTGTTCGATTACGCAAAATTCACGCAGGATATTCAAAAGCCGGGGGTGGTTCTCCTTGACGAGCTGTCACGTGCTGCGGTATCGGCAAATAATATTTTGTTCCCCTGCCTCGATTCTCGCAGGGAGCTTCCCGTCGAGATAGCAGGAGGTGGAGGCATGCGGTCTATACCGGTGCATCCCGACTGTTGTTTCGTCGCTACGGCGAATGTCGGTGCGGAGTATACCGGTACGATCGCTATCGACAGAGCGCTTATGAACAGATTTTTCCCGATAAAGCTCGACTATCTGCGACAACCCGATGAAGTTCGTCTGTTGGTCAAGCGTTGTGCGGTAGATACGGACAGCGCCCGAAAAATCGCTGCCGTGTGCAACGAGATACGCGAGGCGTTTGACAAGGGAGAGCTGTCATGTGCGATGTCTACGAGAGAATCCCTTATGGTGGCTGACCTCGTTAAGGATGGCTGGTCGCCTCTCGAAGCTATGGAATTGGTGTTCCTTCCGCTTTACGAGGGAACAGACAGCGAGGGTGAACGCGGTATCGTTCGTCGACTTATAATGAGCCGTTGATATGCGACACGAGACACTTACACGAAGGGAGGTCGACGATCTTATAAAGGATTGGTTCCAAAGAGACGGTGACGCATTTGTGCATACTGGTACGGTCGATCGTGTAGGCTGGGAGAGTACACTCGATGCCGGTGATAGCTACTCCGCGTATCTTATCGAGGCTCCTACGTTGAGCGATCTTATACGGAGGGCATATCCGTTGGCTAATGATATGCTGGTGGCTATGAACTTGCCTAAGAAGGTTCACGTGAAGATACACAACGGTGGAACGCACTGTACCGATCTTAAAGCGGTATGTTTGTCGACGGACTTTTTCGACAATAAGGAGCTGTCTGTTGGTGAGAAGCTGGACATATTCCTCGGTGCTGCCGTGCACGAGGGGTGCCACGTACTGTATACCACGACTCTACATGCGACTGACAATAAGATTATACATTCGTTGTGGAACGTCATTGAGGACGAACGTATTGAGCGTCGGTTAGGTGACGATAAGCCGGGTTTTTCACGATTCCTCGAAAAACTTCGCTACTACTATTTCGATTATGTCTATTTGGAGGGTGGCGTCATTGATGACGTAGAGAAGAAAGATGACGCGGGAAGATTTCTCAATCTGCTGCTGCGCATTATCCGTTATCCGAAATATCTGAAAGAGTCGGACTTTGAATATTTCGGTGCCTACCTGATGGACATTAAAGAGATTCTGTCTGAGTTTCCCGACAGTACGGAGGAGTCTCTGCGGTGCGCTCGTGAAATATACGAGGTCATAAAGGATATGTACAGGGACGACGATAAGGAGTCTACCGATAAGGAACTTTCGGAAAAAATCGAGAAGGATGCTTCTGAGGTTATCGAGAAACTTCGTGACCTTTTCGGTTCTGCTACCGCTGACGAGAAACCTGCGGGTGAAAGTTCGATAGATGACACGAAAATATCCGATGCCGTCAAGAAGGACGATGGTCTTCTGGGTGACCTGTGCGAGGGTACTGTCGAATTGGGTTCTGCGAGGGAAACTTATTTCTATCCGGTAACTCCGAATAAGGAGAAGTATTTAGAGGCTCTTTCAAAAGTTCGCCGTTATGTACCAGCCATCTCTAAGATCATACGCGGTCATTGCAAGGAGTACAAATACATCCATCGTGGAATGCGTAGCGGTACTCTGGATACTAATAAACTGGTAGAAGCTATTCAAGGGGTTCCTTCTGTATATATCCGTGAGGGGGAGGTTCGTTCGGATCGTGTTGCGGTGTGCATACTGATTGATGAAAGCGGATCGATGTATGGTTCCCGTATAGAGGCTGCACGGGAGGCTGCCGTACTTCTCAACGAAGCCATAGGGAGTATCCCACAGGTTGAACTATTCATATACGGTCACACGGGAGATGTGCGTAGTGGTCATTCTACGGAGATGCACGTGTACCGTGAAGGTAGGAATGCCCCGAAGTACGCGCTGGGTGCTATTGAGGCACTTTCTCAGAATAGGGATGGTATCGCTATTGTCGAATGTGCCAAGAGGGTTCGCGGTCATACGAATTTACCGGTATTGTATTTCATACTGTCAGATGGTTCTCCGTGTGCCGCCGATTATGGCGGAGATGCCGCGATGAAGCATGTACGACAATGTGTGCAGGAAGTTGAACGTATGGACTTCACTGTGGTTCAGGTGTGCATCAATCATAGCTACCCACCCGAGAAAATGTTTAGACGATATATTATTCTTGAAGATATGTCTACGTTGGCTGTGTCTTTGGGGAGAGTTCTTAAAAAGGCGACCATGCGTGCCACGACTAATAGGGTGTACTAATGCCGAGAAAAAGTCCTATATTTGTAGACGAGATTAGGTATTAGTCAGGGGGAGGAGTGGTTTCTTTCGTGGGGATTGTGACCCCCCCCCTACCGGTTCCGTAGCTCAGTTGGATAGAGCAACAGCCTTTGGATAAGGAGCTTGTATGTGGAAGATTGAGAAAGTCATAAGTAAAGGTGACTATAATTACGCCTTAGTGCCAGAGCATCCCTTCGCTACGAAGAATGGGTATGTCCTGTTTCACAGGGTTGTGATGGAGAATCATCTTGGTAGAGTTCTTAATCGTAATGAGGTGGTGCATCATAAGAACCACAATAAAAATGATAATCGAGTAGAGAACCTCGAAGTCTTTGATGCTTCTGAGCATTGTCGTAAGCATGCCTTAGAACGTGGACGTAAGATGGTCTCTTTAAGATGTCCTATTTGTGGTAGAGTATTTTGCAGAATGTCAAATCAGACACATCTTGCGTGATACTCAAAATATGGGTGTACTTGTTGTAGCTCTAAATGTAGAGGGAAACTATATAGAGCTATACAACTTCATGGACTAACGCATATGATGGAGACTGCTATATCGGCGAATATCTTAGCCTCGTATAGAGATATTAGAGGAGAGACAACGCCGAGGAAACCCACTTATGAGGGGTTCCGTAGAGACTATACGCAGTCCACCTGTAATGGTGAAGACATAGTCCAGACCGCAACATTAGTACTTCTAATGGTCACGGAGACGTGATGCGGTAAGCTAAGCTGTGGGTCTTGGGTTCGAATCCCAACGGAATCACGAAAACAGTATGACATGGGAGAGATAAAAACCACTCGACGAACGAGTATCGCAAGGATGCTCCGAAAGGAGACCGGTACGGACGGTCAGAAGATAACGAATGCAATCGACAAGGCGTTGACTACGGATGCTGCGTCGGTCGGTGTGTTTTCGCTGCGCGGTATACGCAATGCTGCGAAGGAGCTTATGGAGGCTGCCGAGGATTTCGACCGAAAAGAGTTTTTCGATGCGTTTTTCCGGCTGTATGGTCTGTGCACTGCACCTGACGTTCGCGCACGTGGCGTATTTCACCCTTCGTCGCTTCAATCTGCGTGCCCGCGTTCGCTGGTGTACGAATTGTCCGACGTACCGCGAGACGCTGTGAAATCGTCGATAACCGGTGCCCTGCAAAGGACGTTCGATCTTGGGTCGTGGTTTCATTTATACACGCAGAATATACTGCTGAAACTCGGTTATTTGGAAGCTGCCGAAGTACCGGTAGTGAACGAGGCGCGTTACATAAACGGTAAGGCCGATGGTGTGTTCGCATGGGACGTGTTCGGTGAGAAGGTCGTTCTCGAAATAAAAACCATGAATGATATGGTATACCAGAGGGCTATTTTCAAACCGTTTCCGAAACACGAGTTTCAAGCCTCCCTGTATGCACGGGAACTCGGTGCCACGAAGATTCTCTATCTGTACTTCAATAAGAACACTTCGGCCATGAAGGAGTTCCTGCTTCCCCTGAACGAGTCGATGCTCGCGCAGGCGGACAAAATAATGGGCGGTACGATCGAACATGTAAGAAACGGTACGGTTCCCAACCGAAGTTGTCCAGACAGCTGCTGCGACGCTGCATTCGATTGTCCGTTCAGAAGCCACTGCTTCGGATTGTAGACACCTAATCTCAAAAACAATATGAAAAAGATTCTTTTATGCCTCGTGGCACTGCTGTGCGTGACGGTAGTCTCGGCACAGGAAGACGATCTTACACCGGTAGAACTGGCCCTTATGGTCGGTAAGACTAACGACGCTATCAAGGCTCGTGCTGAATACGTCGATACGATGCCCTCGGGCGTCGAAGTGTATCGACGCATCAATGCGTATGACAAGATCGAGGTAGCCTATTACTGTACGTTCGACAGTAGCGGGAGACTGGAAAACGTGTGGTATAACACTCCGCATGCGTTGGGCTGGGAACTTAGTTTCATTCTAAGTGACTACAAGGATGAGATCGGTAAGGGTAAGAACGAAAAGTACAATCCGATGTTGGAACTTCACATGCGCACCACGTATCCTTTTAGAAATACGTGGGTGGTATTCGACCATGCCGAACAAAGAGTGTACATCTACAAGAAGAAATAGCTATGCCTCGCCGAATTCCGGAGAGAGTTACGAACCCTCTCGAATTGTTCAGAAAACAATTCACGGAGGTACCTTCCCCTGTGGGGGGACTTCCTACGATGTCCACGCGCATAGCGGATATTGCGTCGGATGATCTCGGTGATCTTATCGCACGCTATACCGCGTGGAGGGAGTTTACCGAAGATCGTCATTTGGAAGCGTGTGCGGTATACGCGCAGGTGAAGTCGGAGTACGATTTGGAGATCGACCGCTTCATTGCCGAAAGTCGCAGGAGCCTATCCGCTACGGACAAACGCGCGATGGCCCATGTACACGTTACCGAACTCGGACTTACCAAGAAGCTCGATGAGGCTGGTATCTATCGTGATCTTTTGGCCGGAAAACTCGATTCTTTCAGTAACGTTCTGGCTATGCTCAGCAGAGAACTCACCCGTAGAGGGGTTATGAACGGATAACTATGGAAAATCTTGCATTTTCATTCGACGCAAGTTTCGGCGATTTTCTGACAACTCTCGCACGCGAGAAGATCATGACGGAGTACGATCTCGATGCCGCCGTTAAGATTTTGACCGATTCCCTCTCTGGGATGAGTAGAGATCAAGCGTTGCACATTCTCAGTGGCGAGTGCGATCTCTCTGTTACATCTGACGGAAGTCTTACGATCGTGGCTGCATCGAAGGATCGCAAATTCTCTCTATTCGACTGGTTGCGCTCCGAGAGATCGTCGTTGGAGGATTCATGCGAAACATGGTGGAAGACTGCCGCCACGTATCGAGACGACTTTTCTAAGCAGACGATACTGGTAACGCTTTTGCAGGCGTGGTCGATGTTGGCCGGTTATCCTGCCTACGGAGTACTCAAAGAATTCGACGAAGTAAAGTGGCTCAGGTCGGTTCAGAAGCAACTACACATGTTTCTTAAAAAGTACTTCGAATTCGGTGTTCTGTGGGACAAAACGATACAGGCGTACCCGGAGATGTTTCAATTAAGACCGTGGTGTAATTGTGAGGAGTTTTCAAGACTACTCTTGGAAGTCGAATCACTGCAACATGGCCGTACCCCCAAAGTGGATTATGAATTGGATCGTTACATCTCCTCGGAACTCATGAACCGGACTATCAAGATAGAACCCGTCGATATAACGGGAGACTACGACGCCGGATGGCTTTCTCCGAAAGGAGAGTTCTACGGATTGCGCGGTACGAAAGCGAATCTGCTCCATATAACCATAGCGAATGCACTTATCGAGAATGGGGTGCTCCCTTCGGAGTTCCCCGACGGTGTTACTTCGGTTGACAGACTTCTCGAAGTTCTCGGATGGTTGAAAACAGAGAAGAACACTGTTATATACGGTGGTTACTGGGTAGACCCAATTGTACCCGTCACCGATGAACAGATCGAGGCTTTGTGCCGGTATGCCGACGCGGTGTATGGAGGTTTCGTTATCATTGACGGGAAATCGATAAGCTCCTATACATTGCGAAGTACGGAACCGATCATGCGCAGAAAATGGTTCAGATAATCGGTTTGCATCTTTAATGGAAATGGACTATATTTGTCGAAGACCATCAAATATTAGACCATGCCCATTCTTAAAGAAGTATTACACCGAAAACGACCTCCGAAGGAACAGGTACGCAGTAATGGTATCGTCGTAAAGCATCCGACGTCTAAAAATACATGGAAGGAATTCGAACGTCGGGTTGCAAGTTTCTTTGGAACTCGACGTGTTCCTTTATCCGGTAGCAACAGCGGGCACGGTACGAATAGCGATTCACTGCATCCTGAATTGTACATAGAGTGCAAAGTACGCCAGAAGTCGTCGCTATGTACCTTGTTTCGGGATACCGCATTCAAGGCGAAGGCTGAAAACAAACTTCCGATCGTTGCGATAAAACAGAAGAACGAACGGGGGTATCTTCTGGTAATGCGCCCGTGCGATTTGGAGGAGATCGTCGAAATACGCATGCGGAGTATAAAAGATGCCGAATAATTTTTAGGAAACGATTTTCTGATTATATTTGTAACGTTCAAGGTTACTTGGTCGAAGGCTTTACGGTATCAATTATGGAGATAGATATTGAAACAAAGACGGTAACTCTTAGGTGTAAATCGTCCACGGATGCCAACAAACTGGCTGGAAGTATATTTTCCGTCCGACAGGTTAATCCCGAATCGAGGATCATAATCCGTGTTATCGGTGCAGGTGCTCTTAATCAAGCCACGAAAGCCTGTATTCTGGCCAATAAGTACTTCATCAAACAGGGTGTAACCCTTGCACTGCAACCGTCGTTTCAGACGGTAGAGGATTTCACCGCGATCGAGTTGAAGATCATCTTCATCAAAAACTGAGAAAGTTTTTTGGAGATAATCATTTTTTAACTACATTTGCAGTAGCGGTTATTACGGCTAATCGCTTTACAAAATAATACGCCGAACGTAAAATAGCTTTCAACTATGGCACGTAGAGCAGCAACTCCCGCTCCGGCACCCGCTCGTGGTGGTCGTCGGGCGGCAGCAGCCCCCGCTCGTGGTGGTCGTAGAGCAGCCGGTGGCGGCCGTGCCGCTGCCAGCACCGCTTCGAAGTCGTAATTCGAGACGGGCGACACCAAGATACCCCTGCACGCTATGTTGTAGGGGTATCATTTTTCAAAGACTGATCGTAACACACTGAATTTATGGAGAAGAAAGTACTGTTGTTTTCCGGTGGCTTCGATTCCATGTTGCAGGAGTGGCTGATAAAACCGGACATTCTTCTGTATGTGGATATGCGGACGTCATATTCCGACCGTGAGATAGAAGCCCTCCTTCGACTTCCTGACCACTATACGCACAGGATGCGTGTTATTCATTTTCCGCTCGGAGAATACGAACGTGATAACAAGTATCTGCCGTATCGGAACATGTTTTTGGCCGGTCTCGCGATGCAGTACGGGCAACATGTGTACTTCGGTTTCAATGAAGCAGATGATGCACCGGACAAAGACGATACGTTCATCCGAAGACTTACGACGTTGTTTCGCCACCTGAATAAACACTGCATCGGAGATATGGGGTGGGAGACTACGAATTTCAGTTTCTCGGCCCCGTACAAACACCTGACCAAAACGGAGATGGTGGCGGAGTGTCTGAAACAGGGTATGCCTGTCGATTGGATTCGCGGTATTCGTTCCTGCTATGATTCCGAGAGCGTCATCGGTTGCGGTGTGTGTCGTCCGTGTGTGAATCGCGCCGTAGCGCTTATCAATAACGGAATATACTCACCGGAGCTGTTCGACACTCCCATAACTGCGGATCGAATAGCCGATCTTATGAAAGAGACCAGAGAATACGACGGGGGAAATTATTCCAAGAGATACTATGCCGATCTCCAAAAGGCTAAGCGACTACTCCGCTGAGAGTAATAAGGCGGTATTGTTTTTCTCCGCTTCGTCCACGGGTGACACGGAGCAATTGCTCGACTTCGGAATCCGTGAGATTCTTGTATCATATTATTACATGCGGAAAAGTCTGCCGTATTACGAAAAAGTTCTCGACGAACTGCAAAAATGCGGCGGACTGTTTATGACCGATTCGGGAGCGTTCTCCTTTATGGGTGGCGTAGGTGCTGATATTTCGGAGATGACTTCTGAAAAGTACTGGATTCCCTATCTTACGGAGTACGTCGACTGGTTACGTGCGCACAAGGATAAGATATTCTGCGCTGCTAATCTCGATCTGGATAAACTGGTCGGTAGGGATGTAGTACGCCGGTGGAACGAGGAATATTTCGAACCTCTCGAAAAGGAAGGTTTGCAAATAGTATACGTCGCCCATGAGGACGAGGGAGACCCCCACGCGATCAAACATTTCAGGGAGTACTGCAAACGATACCGATATGTTGGAGTAAACCAAACACACAAAGACTACGCTGTTAAGTTTTACCAAGCGGCGAAGGAGCATAATGTGCGTGTGCACGGTTTCGCGTGGACGGAACTTAACATATTGAAACATTATCCTTTTTTCAGCAGCGATTCTTCGGTAGGATACGATAGTATGGTGGTCGTCAAGGACTCCGAAGGAAATGTATTACACATGCCCGTAGGGGAAGTGTTCGACCGGTTTACAGAGAAGGCCGAGTATGCACATGAAAGTCGTGCGCTGACAGAAGGATACCATACACTCGCGGTAGATGGTGCCAACAGGATTGTGTGGGCGCCCATGCGTTCCGTAGTAAGACACCGTGTGACGAAGACGATGTACCGTTTGTATATAGAGGGCGGTATACGATTGGACGTCACGGAGGATCATTCTCTTTTGCAATTGAACAAGGAGGGCGACCTCGTAGAAGTATCCGCGAAAGACCTAAAAGAGGGCGACTACCTGCTTACGGCTAACCGGTTTCCGTTCGACGAGGATTTAACGGATGACTTGTTCGATGAGACGATGCTTCAATTCTTGGGCTTGTGGTTAGGTGACGGTAGCTATTCCGGTAGAACTGGAATAAACCTGTCTTGCTACAACACGCTTGAAACTCGGAGAATCATCGACGAGGTAGCTTATCGATTCGGGGCTAAGACGACACCCTCTAAGAACGGTGTAGACTGCCATATCTCCAATAAACGTTTACGGAGGTTTATGCAGGAACTTGGTTTCGAAGGACATTCCGATACGAAAAGAATCCCTCCGTTCGTGTATTCTCTTACGGAATCCGACATAGGCTGGTTACTCAACGGGTACTTCTCTGCGGACGGAACTGGTTCTGGTCTTTGTGTGTTCACAATATCCGAGGGACTTAAAGCGGACGTCGTACTGCTGCTGAACGGTATGGGGATACTTACCTCCGTGACGGAGAATCCTTCGGGTCACTTTTTCAAAGATGGGAAACGATATGCCAAGAAAAGGGGATGGCATATCTCTATCCGTGACACGAACAGCAAGAAGCGGTTCCTCGAAAAGATAGATTTCTGCATCGCATACAAACATAACGCGGTGTTCTTGGATGTGATAGGGAATCTCGGTAAGGAACAACTGTGGGCTAAAAAATCCGGTGTCCCCGTCGAACTGTCCGTAACGGGACGTATCGCATTTAAAAGAGACACGCCGCGGGTGTCGTCTTTGAAACCCTCACAACGTCGAGTAAACCGCGATCGAAATATGTCGAATTTCGCGCGAAAAGTGGTGGATAACGACGTGTTGTTCCCCGTTATCCGTAAAATTGAAACTCTCCCCGCCGGGGAAGTCGAAGTGTTCGATCTGGAAGTTCCCCTGTATGAGAATTTCATCGCCAATGGAGTGGTGGTGCACAATACGACATGGTTGGGAGGTGTTCGATATGGCACTACCTATGACTACGACGGCAAGAATTTCAGAACGATCGACTATAAACATAAACACATAAGAAAGCTGCGCGCTTTGAAATATAAAAAAATAGGCGTATCTTTGGATGACGTTCTTGGTGAGGAGAAACGAAAACCGATTAACCGAATGAACTTATTGGGTTGGATGGGCTTCCGAAGGGAGTTTCTTAAAATGGCCAACCTCAAATTGCACAACAGGACGGTAGCACATTACAAGTAGTTATGAGCGAGGATGCAGTAAGGGCACGAATCGATAAAATCCGGGAAGCCGGTAATGACGAGGAGAAACTCAAAGAGTGCCTGTGTTCGTTTTTCTTACGTGGAGACTGCCCGACTTGTGTCGGGTGTCTTCAAGAGATGGCCGATCTCAGAGAATGCCGAAAGTTCTACTTCGACCACATACGGGAGAATCCTATGGATATATGGTCTCCCGAATTCGAGGTAGTTAAGGTTATCTCCCGTGATAAGGTTTCTACGGGTGATCTGGTCGGTATCGGTATTCGCTGCGATAACTGCTATATGTCGGAAAAATGCCCGCTGTGCAAACCCGGGTACGAGTGCGGAATAGACTGGGGGAGTGAAAAACCATCGACGCCGGAAGCGTTCTACGAATTCCTCGTAACGATTCAGTATGAACGGGTGAAACGGGCGAGTGTATTCGAAAAAGTCGACGGAGGTGTACCGGATCAATTCCTATCCAACGAGATGGATCGTTTGTCCGGTTATATTCTGAACAGACTCGACCTTAACAGGGAGCGTCTGTCGGTTAACATAGAGGCTACCGGTTCGGCCGGCGGTAGTGCCGGTGGCGGTATACTCGCCAAACTGTTCGGCGGTGGCGGAAGTACGCTTCCCGCTTCGGAAGCTCCGAAGGAGATACCCGCCGAAGTCGTTAAACACGGAGAGATACCCGTTGCTGAGATCATAGAGGAGACCAAACGGGTTCCTCGTAAAGTTCCGAGAGTGAATGACGACAGTAAGTAAACATCTGCGCAAGGGGCGTAACAAAGTATCGGCTGTGCGACGACACTACCGAAAGGGTTCTACGCACAAGACCGTTAACGGGAAGAAGTTCGTGTACGTCGACGGTTTTTGGAAACACGATGACTACCCGAACGCTCCGAAACCGGGATGGTCTTACGAGAGGCTCCTCAAAGAGAGGGAGAAACTCGTAACCGATCTGCAAGACGGTTTGCAGGGACGCGATATTCTGCCTGCACGGAAATACGGTTTGCTTACGCGCAGAATCCGAAAAATAAACCGAATACTCGAATCAAGGAAATAACTATGGAAGCGTTACTGAAATCATTAGTGGGAAGCTCGATAGAGTACCGGGGTTCGGTACGGACTATCGAAGATGCGGCGTTCAAGTCCCGCACACTCCGTACCGAACGCGATCATATCAGGAAGTCTTTGGAGATGGGAAGTTCTCTGCCGGAGGATGTTCGGTTGATTCTATATACGGAACTTCTCGACTATTACCGGAACCAGCCGTACTATTTCGAGGTGCGCAGCAGTATCGTTTTCGGACGTGATCGCGCTAAGGTCATAGACATGCTTTCCCGACCGTCGTCCGAGAGACTCGACGAACTCGAAGTAAGACTTAGCTACGGTAGCAAGTATCCGTATCGTGAAGCCATTGTGTGCGCCTGCGGTTACTTTCTGCGACTGCACGAGAGATACTTAAACGTATTAAAACCGTATTTGACCGCCGGAGAACTTATAACTTGTATCTAAGATGTATAGAGTGAACACGATTTACCCCGCATTCATGGGGGAACAGAACTGTTTCGGGATCGGGCAACGCTGTGTGTTCGTTCGGTTCAGCGGATGCAACATACGGTGCTACGAGAGTACGCTCGGTGTGACGTGCGATACGCCGGAGGCACTGTGTGGTACGTGTGGTACAGATATGACTACGAAGGAGATCATTGAACGCCTCAGGGAGTATAACATACGGACGATATGTCTTACGGGCGGTGAACCACTGCTGCAAAAACCGATAGAGCTTCTGTCGGCTCTGAGCAAGAATGGCTTCGCCGTAGTGGTCGAGACGAACGGTACACTGTCTATCGAACCGTACAGACATGTGGAGAATATAAGTTTCGTGATGGACTATAAAGCACCGAGTGCAGGTGTTAAGAGTTTCTGTCACGAAAATTTTTATTACCTTCGCAAGAGAGACTACATCAAGTTCGTACTGTATGACGATGCGGACTACGAGGATATGAAGATCATCTGCGAACGGATGAAAGGAAAAGTGAATCTTGTTGCCGGCCTGTTTTGGGGAGCGAAAATAGGATATGTAGAACTTGCTAATCGTATTTTGCGCGACAGATTACCTTTGAACCTCAATATGCAGGTTCACAAGATGATGGTACTCTACGACGAGTACCCGGAAGCGGTAAGAACTCTTGCCGTTCCCAAAGAACTGTAAAACCTTAAATTTATCAGACTGATGAAAGAGAACGCTTTGGTTCTGAACGAGGCCGACAAGACGCTTATGTATCTCGTAGGCTGCGATGAAGGCGAGGTAACTAACTTCGCTAACATGATGTCGATTAAGACCCTTCCGGGAAGTACTTATCTCGACAAACTCAACAAGGGATTCTACCAGAAGGTTGCCGTTGAAGGTAAGGCATCCGACTGGGTTCGGCTTGCGGGTTCCAAACCCACGAAGTGCGCCGTATTCGCGATGGCGGAAAATACGTCGTACCTCGGGAAACGTGCCGTCGACTTGCAGGATCATATTGAGATCGGGGCTGACGACAAAGTTACCGGCAACCTTAAATACGTTGCCAAGTTCGTGAAGTTCAACGAGACGGTGAAGGCGGAACAGTCGGGGCACTACCTGTTTCTGTACATTCCGTTGTCTCAGGTGGCCGACGTGCTGAAAACGCAGTCGGTGAAAGTCCAAGTGGACTCCAAGAGCGAAAAAACGTTCCCGCCCGAAGGGAAAGGACTGCCTCTGATCGTTCGTATTGCCGAAGGAACGAAGTCGATCAAGCTGACAGTCGTAACCGGTTCTGAATCCACGACACGTACTTTGGATGTGTCGGAGTTGAAACTTCTGTAAACTGGTACATCGCGATAATTTATCCTTAGATTTGCAATATTAAGAATTTACATTTATATTTGCAATATTAAGAATTTACATTTATATTTGCAATGACTGGGTAATAGATGTCGAATCTAAAATTTTAAGCTATGGCTGCAATCAAGAATCTGGTTATTCTGAATCCGGCGGACAAAACACGGTTTTACTCCGTGGCTTCCGGTGAAGGAGCACCTGCTGACGTTACCGATGAGCTGATCGTGAACGTTAAGGATTTTCCCATCGGATCGCAATATACCGATGTCAGTGGCAAGAAGTTCTACGTCCGCATGGCGGAGGACAAGGTTGTCGCCGATTGGGTGGCTGTGAACGCTGGCGCATAACAAATCGGGAGGGAGTACGAGAGTGCTCTCTCCCTTTATTCGTTTTAGATGGCCTCTTTTATTCAATTACGTGGTGACACGATAGATCGGTTTCTCAAATTCGATCCGGTTCTGGGTCTCCGGGAACCTGCGCTGGTCTCTGTCGATGCAGAGAATGCGACGTTGTATACTCACATGAAAGTGGGTGATGGCGTGCATAAGTTCTCGGAGTTACCGCTTCTTGACTTAGGAGGGAACATAGTAAGCTACAACGACCTTAACGATCTGCCCTCTATCGGTGGGATTCAGATCAAAGGCGATCTTTCTCTTGAACAGCTCGGAATCGCATCTTCGGATGCCCTTAAAGAGCTTGATAAGCAATTCGTTAAATCGAAGTCCATCAGGGGTGTAGAAGTGCTGTTTGACAGTGAGGCACCCATGCAGAACGATGACGTTATGTACATCGAGGTTGCTCAGACAAATGGCGAATGATCGGAGAATACAACAAATAACGCTCAATGGGAAAACGATACCTCTCGACCGAATCAAGAAGATAACTCTCAACGGGGAGGTTCTTTGGCCAGTAGAGGGTTTCGAACGACACGTCCAAAGGGTTATTTTCAATGGGGAGGTCATTTGGGAACTTATAACGCTTTACCTGAATATTGAGAAGGAAATCGTTTGGCTCACCGAATACAACGACTACGAGGACACGAATAAAGTTATGACGAATACGACATTTGAAGTCGTATAATAATAATAATAATAATAATAATAAGTAACTGTTATGGCAGATGTAACAAAAGGTCTTATTATAGTAAGTCCCGGTAGCGGGTCGGGTGACACCACCTTACGGGTGAAGGCTAAGACCGCTAATATCGGAAACCGTGTCGCGCAGGATTTTATGTTCACGGTTACGGCTCCGGGTGTTACTCCGAACAAGACTTTTATAGGCCGTCTTAAAGCGGCGGCGGAGTTCGTATCATTCGATAATGGTGCGTCGATGTCGGTTGACAAGGCCGGTGGAACTGTGACTATCACCGGTCTGTCCAACTCAACGAAGCTCACCTTATCGAAGGGGTCGGGGAGCATCATTGCAGCCGACATTTCTACTATAAAGTATCAGGCCAATGGTGCCGAGGCTACGTCCGGTACGGCTATTCCCGGAGACCCGGGCGCCAGTGCTAAGTACGTGTTTACGCTTACTCTCAGTGCCTCTGAGAATACTACTATCGAGGCACGTACTCAGCAGATAACCGTCACTGCTGCGGGTTCGCAATCGGCTACCATTACGCTTAATCAGACTGCGGGAGAACCGTATCTGGAACTCAGCGCGGAGGTTGTCGAAGTCGAGCAGGATGGTTCGGAAGAGACTCTGCAAGTCACTACGAACACTACGTTCACTGTTTCGTAATCGATCGAAGAATCGTTCACACAATCCATACGGGGGTGATTCCCCGTATGGGTACTATTTGGGGATATGGCTTCACAGACGTTTTCTAAAAACTGGGGTGACGGAACCACGGATAAGTTCTACGTGACGTGGGACGATTCGACGCTTCCGGGGAGGACTTCGGTCAAGGTTACGTCCGATTCCAACTACACAGGGGAACAACGAAGTGCGCAGGCTATATTCTCCACTGTCGGTGGTAGCCCTAAGGTTACAAAAACATTGACAGTCATTCAAAAAACGGATAACCTCGTCATTGCGTACTACGGAGATACGGTTGTTTCTACGTTCTCCGATACGAAGGCAGGTTTCCCCAAAACGTGATAGATGCCACAGTTCAGAGACATTAGTACATTTACTGAGAAGACTTCTCTCGATGGTTCCGAAGAGGTTCAGGTATCTGGTACACAGAAGGTAAAACTGGTAAAGCTTCTCGAACAACTCGGGGATAGCCTCGAAGCGTCTGTTGCTGCTAATTCGTCATGGACATTTCCAAACCTCGGTACTAAGGTTTTGGTTAAGTCGTGGCTCAGTGCTATTGCGTATGCGTGTGGCCTCAGAGATTTCCAGAACCCTACGTCGACTATGTTTCGTTTCCTACTCGGTGATAACGGGGATGCCACCGTATTCGGAGTAGTATTCTATGATTCTGTGAATGCGGTAAAGGTGGCAGTGCTGTTTTCTAATTACGGTATCGGCCCTGAATCCGGGAGCACCTTTCCGTTTGCCATCTACGAAGGGGGTGGAACATCCTCTGGGATCAACGCGAGCATTAATGATAACGCCTTTATTCAAGAAATAACCGTATCCGGTAAGTGGACGCTACGTTTAAAAGTTGGCTCCTCGGAGGTACCTACCGCTGAACAGATACCAGCCGGTACTTCTGGAAGTCCCCTCGATGCCCCTGCGTCATACGTGGGTTGGAATCCTACGAGTATGAGCGTCGAACAGGCGTTGGTCGCCCTTGCTTATGCTGCGGGTATACGCAACCCCAATGAGGGTACTCTATCGGCGCCTTTCCGTATCATTACGCAGACGTCTTTCGGTTCCGGTCTTACCATTTGCAGCTATATGCCCGCAGATGACGAATCGCTTAAATGGGAACTCGGGTACGGTAACATACGACTCAGCTATGCCTCTGGAAATCTGCTTACGGGTACTCCTACGGATGATGCGCTCCTTAATAACTCTTCGTGGGAAACATATCCGATACGAATAGACAATTTTGAGGGTGCAGGGCCTATCGATGCGGTTATGACATCTGCGGCCATTACGGTTAAAGCAGGTGACAATATAAATGCCTCGGCTACAACGCTGGCGGTTACTGTCGGAGGCTCCCCTTCGTTTAATACAGTGAATAAGTACCTGAGAGACGCCGTTATATCGGTTGCCTATAACGCAGCGGTGACATTCTCTGCACAGAACTCTACGGTAGTCGTCAGAAAGTCCGCCGATATAGATACCGTCACTGCTTCTTCGGGTAAGAAAGTATACACAATACATTGGTCGCCTTTGGCCGTACAGAACGGTATCGTTTCCCGTTGGGAAGCCTACGTGAACGTAGCCGTTTACGTGTGATCGGCCGACCAGTAAAAAAAAAACAATGCCAAAGTTTGTAGACATTAATTCTCTCACTGAGAAGGTAAACCCTGACGGTAACGAACAGATTCAGGTATCTAACACACAGAAATTTGTGTGGAAGAATGTCCTTATGAATTCAGGAGGATTCATAGGGGCTATTCTGTCGTATGCTACCCAGTATGCGATGGGCAACACTACCGACAGACAAACCATCATTTCAATGCTGGGGCAGCTGTTCTACAATACCGGTTCCAGAGCCGATAGCTTTTTTCGGTTCGTCTGCGGGTCGGTAACTATCCCGGGTGGTACGCCTAAACAGGAATATTTCGGGGTCGTCTTTTATGATGCCTATTACACGCGGACGTACGCTGTGTTCTTTGGTTTTGAGAATGGTGCTGTTCCAGTCACTTTTTTCCAGAGATCGGGAAATTACGTGACCGATTCTCCCGTAGACGATAACTTCGTTATGAACATAATAAACGGTACGGCGTGGACTAAACTCGGCACCCTTGATTTTACGGCTCTCCTTAAACAGACTTATGGAACCAATACGCAGTTTTTAGCTCCGGTACAAGGGAGCGAGGTATTGCTGACTACGACCATAGAGCGGATTTTGTATGCACTGGGTTTCCGCGGGGCGAACACCAATTTCCGTTTCTTGACGGGAGTAAACAATACGTCTGAAACATACTGGGGAGTCGCTTTTTACAATTCTGGACAGAGTAAGACGTTTACGG